CCAAACTCCCCTGCATCCGTACCATTAGGACACCCCCACGGCTTTCAACCTTTAAACGTTGAAACATTCTTTCAACTTTAAGACTTGACAGATAGAAATTGCTCGGGATATAAAGGGTTTAACTTAAACAGGCCGAGGGGCCACCACAAAAGGAGCACAGGCAATGGCACGTAAGAGTAAAAAGACTACCAGCAAGGCGCGTACTTCATCGATTACCAGCAAGCCAAAGAATAAGACAAAGCAGATTAGGGCTACGGGCGTTCGCGGCGATGCTATCGCGAAGGGACAGGACCACGGGACGGCGATCACGGAGTTTCAGGCGATTGTGAACGGCGCTACCGCTGGCTTTCTATCTCAGGAAAGATTTGCGGACTCCGGACTGCGATCCATTGATATGAGCTACGGCGCTGGATTGACTGGCAAGGGTACAGGCTTCAAGACCTTGACTACGAGGGAGGATAATCAGCCCTTGCACGTAGCAAGTTACACGATCTCCAGTGTGCGCCATGATGACGGCAATTATCAGGCCACAGGAAGGCACCATTTGGCAGGGATCTGCTCAGACACTGGTAGCCCTACCGCGCAAGCAATCGCAGCCAGTCTCCAGGCTTCAGTCTCAATGCGCTCTAGCATGAAGAGAGCCCGCGACCATGTTGCGAAGCTTGAGCGGCAAGGGAAGGTCAAGGCCACCAACAATGAAGACCGTGAACAGGCTATCAGGGCGCGTGGTTCGTTCGTGCCTAACTCTGCTTTTGGCAAGGGTCTTATCCCTAGTTATGGGGCTGTCATGCTTGAACCAGGACCAAAGCGCACCACAGGCAGCAACACCGTCTCCTATCCCCTGCCTACACTGAGCAAGGAGGGGCTCGAATACTTCGCAGACGCTATCAAGGCAGGTGACGCGATCATGCGACCTATTCAGCCCTGTTACGCGCCAAATAAAAAGCAAGCGCCAAAGACTGCTAGCAAGGCAATGCTTGCCCTGGGTCTGGACTGCGAAGGAGCGCGCCTTAGAGAGTTCCGCGCATCTATCGGCCTTGAAGGCAAGGGCTCAGCTACTAAGCACGCTCGACAGTGTCTAGCAGCGCTCGTAACGGCTGGACTGCTAGCACCCGACATGATCGGGGAAGTAGCAGCAGCTAGCGCGAAAGCCTCCTAGCAGGGGAGCGTCCTAGCAGGCTGCGCGCTCCTTGCGCGTGGCCTTGCTAGGTGCTGTTCAGTGCTCTGTCTTACAGGGTAGTGATTAGCACCTAGTCAATCGTCAATCTTCAATCTTTAAAGGTTGAAACATTCAAAGGAGTGAAGACATGGAAGTAGCAATAAGCAACCTGAGCAGGGCAACGACTACCTATATAGCGTCCTGCGAGGAAGATTGCAGGGACAAGACGGACCTAGCCGTATACCGGCTGTGCGTAGAGCATGACGACACCGTTGTGATGGGCCGATGTATCGGAACACCTATGCGAATCGTTGAAGACATGCGAGACACTGAGCGCAAGCGAATAGCCGAGATGGGGGGATGACATGACCGAGGACAACGACAGATACATAGTCACCATATACGGAGACGGGGATTGCATTACGCGATTCGCTAAGTACGGCAGGCAAGGGCACATCGAAGCCATTGAGTCGGTGGATTGGGAGGTACATAACAAGCATGCAAGGCGTGCGACCGTAGAGCGAGAGCTACCAGGGGGCGAGCTAAAGATGGTCTACGAGCGGGAGCAGGACACCTATGAGGTGACCGGGGTAGACCGATCCGGCAGGCGATTTAAGCAAGCATATAAAAGCAAGTTTTTCGCTATGGGAGTCAACCTATGGCGAGGCAGCGTATGGCATGTGCGAGACGGGAAGCGAAAGCTGATCAAGCGAGTAACCAACTAACAACCTTTCAACCTTTAAAAGTTGAAAGCCAAAGGAGGAGAGAAAATGGAAGGCTTACCAGTTTGGATCGTGGCCTATGGCGAAGCATATCAAGGGTACACGGTCGCCCCAGAAATACCTGCTCGCACTAGTTACATAGCGCAACAGATAGCAGCGCGAGAGTATGCAGAGGAAAGTCTTATATGGGGAGATGAAGTTATGACGCGGGAAGATCGCGAGGATGGATCGGTAATGTGGTCAAAGGGCTGTGATCGCGTCTACCTGCTTCCCTTGCGAGTGGAGATCTAAAGTTTCAACTTTTAAAAGTTGAAAGCTGGCAGGGAAGGGGAAATCCAATGCCAATTTGGAATGAAGAGAGGCTAGATCCTGGCATCGATCTACGCCGCCAAAATGCGACGATTAGAGCACGGCTAAGCCGACAACGGATTACAGATCCACAGCCGATATGTGAAGCAAACGAGTCACCGCGAATCAACACGGTGATCGATTCTCAATCTTTAAAAGTTGAAAGGGAGTAGAAAAATGACACGCACGAAAAGGATAAAGGTCGTCAGAGATATGGCCCAGCGCATCCGATATGTCTGCGACACGCAAAGCATCTATCGTTTTCGCGACATCGAAAGCACCATCAGGAAGCAAGAGCGCCAACACCGCAAGGGCTACGGGGCCAGTGGATACCGGGAGCCAGTCGCCGTCGCCGTCGATTACTTCATTGTTCGCTGCTTTGCCGACGCATTCCGGGTGGTGCGAGATACCGAAACGGCGCGGGATGTGCTGGATAATCTCGGTGTTCGTCTTGATTACCTGATGGCGATCTCCGTGGTCGCTCAATATGAAGCCGAGATCACCTCCTCTGTCCACGTTGGCGACCTAATGGAAGCCGCAGACACCCTCGACTATTCAGACGACATCGCGCGCAGATAGCGGCGATGAACTCTCAACCTTTAAAGATTGAAAAGGAGCAACGGCATGACTGAAGCACAACTCACCTCAATTAAGAGGCTCGTCTCTACTTACAACTCAACCTTAGAGCACACCAGTGTCCTGCATGACATAGACGGTACCGGGATTATGGGCCTACCACCTGGATGGATCCTTGTGAACGTGTGCCGAACCGAGGTTGGCAAGCAGCCACACCAATGCAATTCGATAATCGTACAGGCTGGCATCGCTCCCGATGGCAGCGTCTCAACCTAACAATAATTCTCAACCTTTAAAAAGTCGGGCCTGTCAGTCTCTCACGAGGCGGGCGGCACGGTTCGTATATTCACGCCAAAGATGTCTAAGTTTGATGTCGTTGCCGGATGGAGCGACTGCAAGGGCGGGCGATTCGTTGTCAGGGAGACAACGAAGTCCGCGTAACTGCCCAGCGATGGGCAATGGAAGGAGAGAGAGATGACCATTAGTCAAGTTGATCGAAGCACTGTGAAGATGCTCCTTGATGAGGCGGAGGAGGCTCTGGGCCGAATCGCCATGAGGCACGGCATCGTCGTGTCTAGGAAGCACTGCACATACTCCAAGACCGAGGTCCCCGTGGCTTTCAAGTTCGTCATCCCTGAGAGGGCCGAGGACGGAACGGCTATCGACCCGATTGAAAAGGAGTGAAGGCATGACTGGATACGCATGGGTGATCACAAGGGACCGTATTGATGGCGGCATGGAAAATGGAACGGTCGGATCATGGAAAGCGGCGCTAAGTGCTGCCGAGATCCGTTCGAGCGAAGGCGGTGAGCGGTTCTCGATGTACGACGACGACGGGAACTGTTGCTACGAGGGGATCTTTGTAGGCGACGACGATGCCACCGGGTTCGAGCCTCTCAAAGACTTCGGGATACCGAACGCGGGGTGCACAGAAATACGCTACCGCAACCCGAACACCGGGAAGATGGAGCGTCTCTAAAACTCAACCTTTAAAGATTGAAAAGAAGACATGAATAACGAACACAAGCCTAAGCCACGGCGCTCGCCGTGGAGAATCCATCGCCTTGAAAAAGGCTTTGAGATCTTTTGGAGAGACGACGGCGATGGGGTCGAGTCTTACACTTACGTCGCAACAGCCCGCCAACACAGCAACGCCAGACGCATAGCCGCTGCGCCTGAAATGCTGGCTGTATTGGTGGCGGCGCGGGCAAGCATCTCCGACGCCCTGAGCCCAGACCCGTCGACAGACTGGAGAGACAGCCTAACCGACGCACTAGACGCAATTAACGCAACCATTAACGACGCAACCAAGGAGGAAGCATGAACTTCGCAACATACCTACCCATACCACCAGACCTTCTAGAGCTTCCCAAAGCCACGGCGATTCGTGGCTGGATAGGGCTAGACCACCGACTGCTAGATGGCACACGGATCAGACCGAGAATTAGGACAGCCGTGAACGCTATCGCATGGGCGCAGGCTGGGGGCACGGCCCCTATGGTTGTCCAGGAAGGCTACGTCACACGCAAGGAAGGCGAGACGACTCACACAGCAGAAGAGTTTGTGGAGCAATACCGTCGATCACGCGAAGAGATAGACATTCTGATCTACGAGGTACGAACTGCCGCGGGAGCAAGTATAGGCATACCCGTAGCAAAGGACGCAGCCGACAGCGAAGAGGGCAGGATAGAGCTTGTCATGTCGATGATTGACAAAAACCTGCTCATTGAACTGGGATTAACGATCACTCTCCTCAGAGAGGAGCGCGGCCCGCGATACAGGGCAAAAAACTTTCAATCTTTAAAGGTTGAAAGCTAAAAGCACCTTGCACATGTCAGGTTGACAGCCTGCAATCTATAGAGTAAGGTATACACTCAACGTCAAGGAAGGGGTTCCAATGACACCAATAACAAACAAGGGCGTTCGCTCTGTAATTGTCTGGCTCGGTTTTGATCCAGACAGTGACGATTTAATAGACAGCCTCCGATACACCAAGAGCGGAAGGCTCAGGCGGCTGTTTGGCAAGAACTTCAAGTGTGAGATGGGGGAATTGCAGGCTGTACTGACTGCGGTATTACACCTGTCGCCATGGAAAGAGGCTGGCTTCAATACCTGCGCCTTTGCTGGGGCATGTGCCGAGGTCTGCATCAAGACGACCGGACAGTGCGTGACAAACACGGCGCTTCGCTCTCGCATCTGTAAGACGCTCTACTTCTTTCTATTCCGAGAGGAGTTTCTCGATCAGTTGCGGATGGAGATTCGCCAGCACATTTACATGGCGAAGATCAAGGGCATGCGAGCAGCTATCAGGCTGAACGCTACGAGCGACATTCTATGGGAGCGCACGGGGATCATCGATGAGTTCCCAGAGGTGCAGTTTTACGACTACACGAAGATCCCTTTAGAGAAGCGCAACCCACCACCTAACTACCACCTGACGTTCAGCCTAAGCGAGGACCCGAAGTCTATGGGTAGGGCCTTGTCGTATCTGGAGGCGGGACACAACGCCGCGATGGTAGTGCAGACGCTTGACGGGATGAAGAGGGGCGACGCCAAGAGGGCATCCCAAAGTCTTGTGGAGGCTGGCTCATGGAACGGATACCCAACCTTCTCTGGTGATAACAACGACATCAGGTTTTGGGATCCACCGGGAAGCTGGATTGTCCTGTACGCCAAGGGACCGGCGACAAAGGACACCTCTGGGTTTGTTCAACGCCTACCAATTATCAACCTTTAAAGATTGAAACCAGAAGGAGGAAGCATGAGTGAAGACGAATACATTTACATAAGCGTAAAGCTCTACCTCAAGGCAGGGCAAACGATGGAGTCTGTCCAAGAGATCGTGCAGGAAATGGACTACTCGTTTGCTCACAAGGAGTTGGTTGAGCATGAAATCATAGAGATAACGGACACATCCATAGAGGGGGAAGTATGAGCAACATAAGGAGAATGTTCGAACTTTCCACCGTGCATGTTCCGGGGCCCGATCCCGACTGGGGCGACCTGAAGGTCAAGGACCATGAGTATGGGTGGGTCGTCTGGGTCTACGACCCCGACGACAACCTGTCGCCTGAATGGATGAAGCCGATCATGAAGTTGGCCTACAGCAAGAACTGCGCCCTCATCTTGTTCGACTCTGACGCTGGCGAGTGGGAGGACACCGAACTGCACAGCCTAACGCAGTTCCAAGATCTCTGGGAGGAAGTATGAGCAATCTATCCCCTGACTGGGGGAACTACTACGGCACCTGCATGGACTGCGGAGGGAGGTACCACGCTAGTGGTACGGAGCATTGCAACTGCGAAGAGTGTGAGAGATGTGAGGGAATCACAGCACCTGACGACCTGGACGAAGGGACCTGTCTTGGGTGCTGGGAAATGGGAGATGTGTGCTGCCCTGTCTGCAAGGAGTGGACGTTTAAAGAGCACCTTGAAGATGGGGCTTGCCCCGACTGTGTAACCCATTAACAGACCTTCAACCTTTAGAGATTGAAGGCGTAGAAAGGAGAGGAAGGCATGGCCGCTGTGGACAATGAATATATAAGCGCTCGAATTGCCGAGATAAGCGTCAGAGAGAAGGTCTCTGGCCTTAAAAAAACTATTGAAAGAGAAACCAAAAGAATAGAGGAGGCTGCACAGGTCGTTGATATGCAAATACAACAGCTATTAGAGGATATGAAGGGGGGCGACCCTTGTTCCGCTAACAGCTGGGGAGAGCCAGGTTTTAGGGCAATGCGTCAGGAACTAGACAGGCTTTATGGAAAAGTAAACTTTTACTCCGGGATGATGATGTCCCTAAGTCTGGTGAGCAACCACATAGACGTTCATTGGAAGGGGTTTTGATATGGGTCCAATATCAATGAGTCTAGTAACAGCAAAAAGGATTGAGACATTTCTAAGCTGGCACCTTGAGGCTGGTACTCCAGAGTTTATGAGGCCCGAAAAGGTTGATAGGGAGTCCGCAAAGAACCTTCTTATTACGATAAGAGAGGCTCTTAGGGAGCTGGATGAGAACGAGTCTCTGTGGATCGAGATTGGTGTTGGTCCAGAGGGGGCTGGGTAATGGATTACTGCAACATTACCGAAGTTGAAGAGTGCGATCAGTGCGACCGAGCCAGCAGTGGCCGAGAGTATGGATTCAAGTGCGAAGCCAATCAGTGCGGGAACTGTGGCGACACCTACCGGGACTGCGAAGGCTCTTGCAACAACGGCTGCTCAGGGGCTTCCTAAACAGAGAGGATGGACAGCGGCATGACAGTTATAGAGCTGGCTGCGTACAGGAAAGCAAAGTACGGGGACACAGAGGAACGGGATGAGGGTGTGATCTACAAATGGACTTGTTGCGTATGCAAGTGCTTTGCCTACAAACTGCTTGAGGACATCCCAAAAAAGTGTCCCGTCTGCAGGAGTTATATAGACCAGATAGAGGTTTATGAAGGAGATGAGTGATGCCAGGAAAACTACTGAAGACAGAAGAAGAAGAGGCTGCTTTCGTTAAGGACTACGAAAAGCTGGTGTCCGTCAAAGACCTTGCTAAGAAGTGGGGGTGTACTCGACAAACAGCGAGCGCATCACTTAAGAGGCTTGGTGTTAAGGTCCAAAGGCCGCGAGGGAAGGATGCCAATGGCCGAAACTGGAAGGGCGACTACCACCCAATGCTTGGCAAGTGGCCAGACTCTTTGGTCGCAAAGGACATATTGCTAAGGACTGGTAAGAAGGTTTCCAGAGCGGCTGTTTGTCAGGCTAGAAAGCGAAGAGGGATCAAGGCACTGTCAGAAGCACAGCATGAAGCCATGAAGGCCCGGATAGACGGGGGCTAGACAGCGAGACCCTCTCAGGCTAGTTTCAACCTGTCGCCAAGACGAGGTCTTACCCAAGACCCTCATGGCCTCAAAGCAGCGTCCACCTGGGCCTTCTCCCCCCTTCCTCCGGGTGGGCGCTCTTTGAAGGCGATACCCCGCAAAGCAAAGCCCCCCATGGCTAAAACCAAGGAGGGCTTGCCGGTGCCTGCCAACAGTGTGGCGAACCACAAAGGTTCAAATGGCTGGAACCATGCAACAAAGCAGGGGACTCGCAAGAAAACCTGCTTGGTGCGTAGTAGAAACTAGCCAAAAGCATTGACGAGGGCAAGGTAGTGAGCGTAGCCTCGCATCACTGCTCCACCAAAGAGCAGCCATAATTTTCCGTCGTGTGGCCCCTGTTCAAAGGGCGAAACTGGCGGAGAAAGGACGCGCAAGAGGAGCCCTGCTCCGAGTTTGAACCCACCAGAACACAAGGTCTTATCAAGGCTTATGGCTTCGACAAAGAAGTCGCAAGGTCAACAGGTAACAACGCACCCCCGCCTGTTAAGTGCTCTGAGGGAAAGACCGCCTATCTAAAAGTGACCAGGATAGGAATGGTTGAAACGCGCAGTCCAAAGGTGACCCAACCTAGCAAGGGTCACAGGATGGGGGTGCGTTTGGGGGGTAAGAGTTGGTCGTTTGACCTTTGAAACAGGTCTCTATATTATTGATTTTGTCAGTGTCTTACTGGCGTTGGGGCGTTAGTTATTTAAGGCGGGACAGTTGTTGTCCTGTCCGCAACCAATGATGGCGATTGTCATCATTTTTTAGGAGAGAGAGATATGCCTGCTTATTTTGAAACTGGAATGTACGTTGGTGCCACCCCCTGGCACGGTCTTGGAACCTATGTTGGTGAAGAGGGTCTTAGGACGAAGGGTGCTTTAAAAAGAGGGGACCTCCTCTGGACTGTGAGCAAGCGGCCTTTGTTTACGGTACCGGAGGGCGGTGCCCTTGCGGCAGCGTCCATGCCGTCTGTCTGCCTGGAGGACTACCGGGCAATCATGCGGGACACCGACAACTCTGCATATGGGATTGTGAAGAAGGACTACACGCTCTTCCAGAACGAAGAGATGGGTGCCTTCGCAGACGATCTTATTGACGACGGCAGCCTGCGTATCCACACCGCTGGGTCGCTTAACGGTGGTCGTCAGGTGTGGTTGCTTGGCAAGGTTGGGTCTACCGAGATCATCCCCAAGGACAAGGTAGACCACTACCTCTTCTTGTATACGGGGCACGATGGGTCTACAGCCTTCCGCTGCATGTTCACAACGGTGCGTGTGGTTTGTGCAAACACGGCTGCTGTTGCACTGCGGAACTCTCGCGGGCAAAGCGTCAGCATTCGGCACACGAAGAACATGTCGCTTAAGTCTGGCGAGGCTGCTCGTGTCCTGGGCATTTCTCAGAAGGCATTTGCTGAGTCGGATGAGTTCATGCGAAAGCTTGCCGATGTTCCGATGCCTCAGTCTGACTGGATTGATTTCTGCATGGAGCTATTCCCCACCCCGGTGGCAGACGAGGACGGCAATGTAAGCAAGCGTGCCATGTCTATCTCGGAGAACAACCGAAGCCAGCTGACGCGCCTGTTTGTTGGTGGTCGAGGTACTGAGATCCCAGGGGTTCGCGGAACTGGCTGGGCTGCATACAACGCACTAACTGAGTTCGCTGGCTATCACCGCACATCTCGCGGTGGCAAGGGCAAGCGCTTTGAGTCTCTGATGATGGGCTCTGGTGCGAAGTTCGTTCAGAACGGTACGAACATCCTTCGCGGACTCGTTTAGTTCTCAACTTTTAAAGGTTGAAAAAGGGAGGGTTCATGGAACTGCTAACGCAGACAGAGCTAGTCACGTTCAGCCGATGTGAAGAGCGCCATAACATTCGCTACAACAGGCGGCTTACTCCCTTTGAGGAGCATCCAGCCTTGGCGATGGGAAGCGCTGTCCACGAAGGGCTTGAGCATGGCTCAGTGAAAGCTGCGTTAGCGGTCATGGACGCCTCTGGAGACAGTGAATGGCCTGGATCGAGCGCGTCTGACAGGGTGCGCCGGTCCCAGGTCGCAGCCATGGTCGGAGGCGCTTTAGAGCGGTGGTCCTGCTGGCCTGACAAACACGAGGTTCAGTTTGAGATACCTCTCAGGCACCCGGACACAGACGTTCATAGCGCAGAGCACAGGCTTAGCGGTGTGTTTGATGGTGTCTGGGAGGGGACCTACCCAGGGATGCCTGGAGAGTGGGTGTTGGGGGAGTGGAAGACTGCATCCATTGTAAATAGGGACTATATCGCCCGTCTTGAGATCGACTTTCAGGTAACCACTTACTTGTACGCAGCGAGCGTCCTGTACCAGAGACCTGTTAGGAAGATGGTCTATCGGGTGATTAAAAAGCCAACGATTAGGCAGAAGAAGACAGAGAGTGCGAACGACTATGCAGAGCGCGTCCGCTTGGACTATCTGGAGAGACCAGAGCACTACTTCTTTGATCAGGTAGTGACGCGAACAGATGCCCAGTTAATCGAGTGGAAGCGCCAAGCATGGGCCACGCACAGGAGAATACTTGAGATTCAGAGAGGCGAGGCTGTGGCCATAAGGTCTACACAGTCCTGTCTGAGCAGAGGACGGTGCCCATACTTTGATCTTTGTACTGGTTCCGTCATAGAGAGCGCCTACCGGCGACTAAACACAAAGCACAGAGAGATTAAGAAGGAGAATAACAATGGGAATGATTCCTAAAGAGCCGACTCCGCCAAGCACTAGGATGGCGGATTATTCCTGGCTCTTCTACGGCAACGTAGGAGTTGGGAAGACAACATTGGCAAACCAGTTTCCTAGTCCAATATTTGTTGCAACGGAGCAGGGGACAACGGCAATGCACGCTGCGTCTATTCCAGTGGGAAGCTGGGAAGACCTTAAGCTTGTGCTTGAGGCTCTCAGGACAGAGAAGCACGCTTACAAAACCGTCATCCTTGACACCGTTGATGTGGCCTACGCGCTCTGTTCCACATATGTGTGCGAGGCAAACGGGTGGACCGATGTTTCCGATGGGGATTTTGGCCTGGGCTGGCGAGCGCTTGGGAGGGAGTGGACGAACATGATCGCCAAGTTAAGAACGCTGCCCATGTGTACGGTGTTTATCGGCCATGAGAAGTCTGAAGAAATTGTTGAACGAATTGGATCGAAGAACATGGCGACCGGGCGACAGAGGATTACTTCAGCGCTGCCCAGAAGCGCTAGGGCGACCTTGCACGCGGCCATGGACTTCATTCTTCGCTGTGAGCTGACAGAGGATAACGAAAGGATCCTAAGGACTCAGCCAATCGAGAACAAGAGAGAGCGAATTGAGGTTAAGGCCCGTGGACACGAAGGGGCAATGCTTCCAGAGGTGGTGGAGATGAGCTTCACCTCTTTACAGGGGGCTTTTAAGAACAGCTTTGTTAAGGAGCAAAAATGACTACTGAAATCGAAGACATCTTCAACAACATCTCCCCCCCCGAAGAAGCTGATGGTGGGTCTAGAAAAAAGCGCCGAAAGGACGACGCGGATAAGATCCCAGACGGGGTCTATCAAGCAAAGATTGTCGAGTTCTCAACCTTCCACAAAGACGACGATTACGGTAACCGGGACTACTTTACGGTCATGTGGTTTCAAGTAACGACTGGGCCAGCTGCGGGTGCAGAGGTTCAAAGCTTTTCATCCGTAGGCCCAAAGTCAGTACCGTTTATCAAGAGAGCCATTAAAAAGGTTACTGGTAAGGAGCCGTCCTGGTCTGATCTCTACGACAAGGAAATGGGATCGACTGGAAGCATTCAGTTCAAGCTTGTTGGAAAGCATGTTGAGATCCAGCAAAAGACCAATGGTAAGTACGCGAACATCTACATAAACAAAGTCATCGACAGTTCGGGCGAACAAGGCTCAGCCTCGCCAGCAAACGACGACAGTGACAGGAATGTAGACGATTTATTCTAGGAATCAGCGCACGCTCCTTCCAAAGGCCCGTAGCTTCTGTGCGCTGTACCCACGACATGCCAAGTATGTCTTGAAGAAGTTCAGGTCTATGCCTGCCGGGGTCGAGCTAGGACTCGACAGGGTTAACGGACACCTGCTTAGAAGGTGGTCAAACCGGCATCTTCATTTCCGTAGAGGGGGTTGGGTATTTACTTCTTTCTACCAACTCCCTTGCAGTCACCCGCACAGGGAGGCACAGCGGGCGGAAGCATCAGGTGCCTCAACTAACAACCAACCAGGAGAGAAACATGAAGACGGTTGACCCAAAGGATTACCGCTCCCTTTCAATGTGGGCGATTGATCTTGTTAGAAACAACCCATCGATGACAGCAGAGGGCTTTGATGACGAGTGTCAGAGGTGGGGAGTTGTTTGTGGCAGAGGTCCTTTTTACAAAGGCGTAAAGGCATACAGGGAAGAGCATGGGCTTGGAGCGCTTCCTCGCGGCGGGAAGCTGACTGGCAAGGCCCCGAAGCCAGCGAACTACCAGAGCGAAGGACAAGATGTCTTAGGCGGAACGACTAGAGGCCCAGAGAGGAGGCTTGTTAGGGGTGGGGCTGTTGCTGTTGAACAAAGTTCCAACGAGCTGGTCTCCAGGAAAGACAGGCTTATCCTTTCCGAGATCAATGAACACGCCGCCAGAATGATTGCCTGGATGAGGAAGTACAATGTAAGGGTTATCACCATGGAGTCGGAGAGCCAAGAGGTAACCCTCTCTAACGAGCCGTCCGTCAGTCGTCAGATTGTCCCCTCTCCACACTTCACAGTCCAGAAGAAGTAGGTGGTCAAAGTGCAAAACGAAGGAGAGCTTCTTGCCAATCCAGGCCCCGTGGAGGCCGATGTCCACTGCGACAGAACCCTGGAAAGACCAAAAGGCCGGTCCTTGCGACAGGCAAGGGAGGACCTTATGGCTAACATCGACAAAGGGGTTGTGTGCCCCTGCTGTGGGCAGCTGGCCAAGGTCTACAAAAGAAAACTCAATAAGAAGATGGCCGAGTGGCTTGTCTGGCTTGTGGGTAAATACCTACACAGTACCGGGCACATACCCTCCAACTGGATAGACGTTAAAGAAAGCCGGGTTAGAGGAGGAGATTACGCGAAGCTAGCTCTTTGGGGTCTCGCGAAGAGGAAGCCCGTCGAAGAGGGGGCTAAGTCAAGAACCTCTGGCCTATGGAAGCCAACCCCAATTGGAATCGACTTTGCCATTGGCAGAAGACGGGCCCCGTCACACCTGTTCGTCTTCAACAACTCTGTTGTGGGCGAGTCAGAAACCACCATCTCAATAAAAGAGGCTATGGGAGAGGGGTTTGACTATCAGGACGTTTACTACTGGAGCAGCGGGGAGGACATAAGAACGCCATGAAGCATAAGCATAAATACGGCCCGTGGAAGCTCTACAAGCCGTGGGATAAGAGGAAAATGGGCGACAAGGAGTTTGTCGCCAGTCAGAGGATGCCGCCGTTTTGGTACCAGTCTTGTGAGTGCGGCTTTGAAAACTGGATAAGGAAAGAGTCTAAGCCCAAGGCGAGCTTCAAGTTCATGGCGCACTGGGGGTCAAGGTCTCTCTAGACCTATGAGATGAACAGGGTTGCGTCTACGTCTGCCCCTGGGTCTCCGGTATTGTCTGACGAAGTCGCGGCCTGAACCGTAAACGCAACGTCAAAGGTTGCCCCAATGTCTATGTAAACAACCATTGTGGTGGTGGCGGCAATCGGAATCATAATGTCTGCCGCGTTTGCGGTAAACGATCCAGAGTTCTCAAGGGCCATGTATCTAGTTGCCCCGGCACCATTTACCAACCGCATGGCGTAAAGACTTCCAGTGGTCCCAGTAACCCCGGTCAGACCAGCCAAAGGAACCTCTTCAACCTTCACAATTGTTGACTGAAAGTTTGTTGCGTAAGGGGTTACGTTAATTGAGGTGGCCATGTCTGCTCCTAATCAAGGATTCTCATAGTAACGGTTCCAGAGGGAGTGGCAGTGCCACCCTCTCCACCCTGCGTAACAGCTACGACAGTAATTCCTGCAGAAATCGTAATCCCAACGTCAAAGGTGTATTGAATCTTCTTTGAACCTGGGCACATTAGGATCATGGTCGGAGTGGTTGTGCCAACAGTGACCGCCCCAGCAGTGTCGTACATCTTGAAGTAAGTGGTAGCGGTGTTGAGAGTGTTGTCCACCTCAACCGCATACAGGGTGCCCGCACCGGAAGAAGCAAGCTCCGCATCAGCAACCCCGTCCTTGAAGGGCTGCGTTACAACGTGAACAGCGGTTCCTACCGCTGAAGGGATATTTGACTGAACTACGGCCATGTCTACCTCGTACCTATAAGCGCCGCCGCCAGGAAAACAGACATAACACCAGCGCCGACACCAGCGCTAACGATACCGACTTCTACCTGACGACGGCGAGCCATTTGAAGAAGCTTTGCAATTTCTTCGCTCTCTTTTTGATGCCTCTCAGCTGCCCGCACAGAGTAATCGCGCCACAACCCAAGTTGTTTCCTTACCAGCGGATACCTGTCCCTCGCCTCCCTGGCAGTCACCCACCAGCCAGGAGCCAAAACAATGTGCCTGCACTTGCTCTTTCGATAGCGATCCACCGCAGGATGAGTGTCTTGGGGGAGAATAACTTCTACACCACCGTCAATATCGCCCCATGCCCCCTCGAACCATTTGCCCGTAGAAGGCTCCAGCGTGTATCTGGGGCAGTCGAAGTCCTCAAGGGTGGGGAAGGTAAGCTCAGGCGCTTCAATGGGCTGAGGAGCCGCCACAGGCTCTTTGCGGACATACTGCAAAGGAGAGCACCCGGCACAGAGCATGGACAAGAGGACAATGAGGCGGATCACGACTTAAGCCTTTCTCTCTTTCGCATCTTCAGGCTTTCCTGCTCGCCGGAAGCTTCGCTGTGGATGGCCTTTTCTGCGGCAACCTCCACTTCAAGACTCTTCTCTGTTTCTTTGCGGTCTTCCTTGGCGGCAGTCCTGCCAGATTTAATCTCTTTAGTTGAACTGAATACCTTTGAGGCCCGGTCCCGCTCCTTCTGGGCTACCGCCATGGCAACTATCGCAGCAAGGACAGCCGCAATGGCTCCGCCTGCCGCTGCCAGCTTTCCGCGTATCGCTGGAAACTTCACTGCGGCAACGCCAAGAGCAACCAAGGCTAGCGCTAAGACTGCAACCATGAGGCCCACTTCCATCACTTCTTTCCACTAACGGAAGCGCCGGAGATAATCTTTTTAAGCCGGTCGGGAAGGGCTTTTGAAACAGCGACATAAATACCTGGTGCCATGGAGCCTGCAATGCAGCCAAGGATAGGTCCCCAGCTAGTCTCAAACCAAGACGGCCATAGGGGCATGCAGCCCAGCGCGCCGCCGACAACAACACAAAGAGACCTGGTTAACCAGCGTAAAAAGTCTTCCTGGGCGCGAGAAAGCTTGCCGTCGTCGTCAATGTACTTCGCGATCATCCGAATCAGGGGCTTAACAACCTGCCCAATGACCGCGTATGTGGCAAGGGATATTCCGGCTGACCGAATCGCCAGTTCCATGTAGTCAGAGGTGGTCATCTTTTTCTCTCCAGCCATTCAATTCGTTGCTCAAGCAACCGAACATCTGCTTTTATTTCGCCAATCACCCTCATGTGATCCATGCTTGTTGGAGGAGTCTTCATGTCAGACTCTATTTCTGCGATGGTTTCGTTAAGCCGGTCAATGCGGTCTTTAACAACATCCAGATCTGACTCGGCAGCAAGAGCATCTAGATCACTCTGTGCTTCCTGCAACGATCGAACGTCGCCTCGTAAGTCGTAATAAGCGCCAGCCAAAGCTAGTGCCTGGGTGAGTAGAAATACGCTTAGACCAACCGCTGCCTTTAGGGGGATCTTTTGCTCGACAAGACCCCGCTCCTGAGAGCTGTCCAGGGCCTGCTCCACCGCATCCTTGACCGTCGCAATCGTCTTCGTAGTGCTCCACTTTGGATCGTTTTGATTCACTCACCAGAGCCCTCCGCAGAGTCATCGTCGTCACTACTGTCATCGTCATCAACAACAACCGGCTGGACCTTAACGTCTTGCCAATGGATAAACGCCATAGAGGAAAGAACGGCGAGGATCCCAATAAGAGCTAACAACTCTTGCTTATCACGCATCGTCAATCACCAGCTCAAAATGGGGGGCGTCGAAGAAGCTTTCTGTGAATCGCATGTCGCCGTTCCAGTCAGCGCCAAGCCTCAGCTTGATGCCCATCTGATTGGCAATTCCCTTGATGTAGTAAGCGCAAGCGATGAATCGCTCCCGGTCCTGCCAGTCGATTGGATAAGGGGCAACATCAACGGCAAGGCTGGGCTTGTGGTTGTGCTTAGACATCTTGCCAGGAGAGCCGTCCAGCTTGCTCTTGCCCTGGCGAAACAACTCTGCCTGCCGCTCAACACTACGGTGCCCCTCCAACACCGTAATGTCGATGTGCTTAATAACCTCAAGCATCAACCTTCTAAGGTCTGAGTGGCAACCCTCAAGGCGGTCAAGCGATGTCTTGCTGAACCTGGGCATTACTACCTCGCAGGAATAATCACTCGACCGTCAGGGTCGTGCTCATGTGTCGCGATGTTCTGCCCCATACAGTCAATCTTTGCCTCAATACCCTTAAGCATAAAAAACACCTTACCCGCCCATGCAACGGCCCCGGCGAACCCGAAAAGTAACCCGGTCACAATTGGCCAAGCCTCTGAAAGGATATGGAGGAAGTTCATCAGGAAAGGGACCCAAACAGCTTAATGTTTTCAAACATCAGATTTTGCGAGTAAGTAGAGAAGCAGGCGTAGAGGTTGCCGTTGGTCGCGATGTCGATCTGGCTGGCGAAGGTGTGAACATCTGTCGAGCTTGACCAGTCGTCGTCGCTGTATTGCAATTTAACCGTGTTGCTGCTCCATGAAATACGCACCGAGCGATCAGCCGCGACCAGTGGCGCTGAGCCAAGGTTGCCGCCGCTGGAGTGAGAGAACACCGCGTCGGGACTGTTAACCCAATCGCCAGCAGCCAGAGATGTTCCGCCGTGATTGTAAAAGGCCCAGCGCTGGCAGTTGCGCGTGTCGTTGGCGTTCAGCAGATTGTCCAGCCCCGCAGCGGTGAAGTCGCTCTTGTAACAAAGTCCAGCCATTTGGAAGCCGCCAGTATCTGAGTTGGTGAACTCAAGATACCCGCTCGATCCGCTGGTGATCTCCTTGTCAATCCTGGCATAGCCACCATTACCTCCAGACCAACCATTCCATGCCAGCGTCTGATACAGCCCGGTCTTGCCGGAGACTGTACCGAACGCCATATGCGCGGTACCCGACGATCCGTCGTATGCGTAGATGTCGGCGAAGTCGCTAATGCTGGTTGGCGTGAACAGAAGCTCGGTGATTGTGGCCGTTGCGGTCAGCGTGCCGAGGTTGCTTCCCGTGTGACTGTAAGCCGTTATCGTCATCGACTTAGCTGAGCCGTCAACATACTTCGGCTGAATCGCAACCTCGATACCCCGGCTGCCTGAAGAGAGAGTACCTTTAAACGCTATATATAGATAATCGCTATCGTTGGTTAGCGCGTCAAAGCTCTGCTGATTGTCGAGGTCTTCGCCTTCCACCTGAACAAGATCGAACGCAGCGGTGTCGCCCGTGCAGTGCAAGCGAACAAACCCAGCGGTGCCGGTGGCGTCCGCGTAGCTGATAATGAACGCATCAGGAGTGGTCGATCCGCCCCAGTTGCCCGTGCCGCTGGTCGCCCCACCACCCTTCCAGGCAGGAGCGTCCACGGTGCCGATGTCAGAAGATGTCGGCAGGTAAACAGTGCTCTTCTTGAGGATAACCTCAGAGCTAGTGATAGAGGGATGAGAACGCTTTACACCCATGTCTTACTCCGAACCAATTTCAGGACAATCAAACCAGCCGTCCCCCTCCAGAGACGACGCAGACACCAAGGCAACCCTCTCCTCCTCCGTAATGTAGGAAAAAGCGCTAGCCATCTTCTCAGTAGAAGGGTTCCATATGTCGCAAATAAGTAACGCCCACTCGCCCCTAGCGGGATGCTTAAGCGGTTGTGCGTACTTAACCGTAGCCGTTTCTGGACTTGGATAACCAAGCTTTGAAGAAAGCTCTGACTCCCTGCTGCTAGCGGCTTCCTCTGAGTCAAACAGTAAGTACATCAAATACCGTACCTATCCATGAGATAGCCCTCCAAGGCCCCGCGTTCTCCGTTCGCAAGAGCCCCGTTGAACACAAGCACCTCGGAAATCTTGCCATCCCAATACGCGGTAGAGGTTCCTGAGCCAGTTCCATGGCCAACCGCAAGGGTTGTCGCTTGAGACTGAACACTTCCAGCAGAAGAAACGGTGGTCCCAGAAGCTCCGTTCACATGAATGGTCAGGTCACCGCCATCGTTGACCATGATCCAAACAAGAGAAGCTCCCTGGGCCCCAGCAGCAGCCGCCTTGGCCGTCTTATGGGCCGAGCCATTATAGAAGCCGCCGCCTGGACCGCCGCCAGCCTGTGAGAGCATGGTCTGGTTGAAGTACCCGCCGCCGCCACTAGGAGCGCCCAGCACCGCGCGGCCTGTGTTGTGAGCGGTTGATCCGCCCCAAGTCCAGCCACGACAAACAACCGCAGTTGTCCAACTGTTGGCAGAAGTGACAGACCCAAAAAAGCTTGGCCCAGTCATCACATCGTCAGTGCCGTCAAAACTCAGTTCTGGGTACTCATTTAAACCATCCTCAACCCATGTTGGCTGAAGCGAAGCAGTGCCCTGGGTTAGGTTGTTCCCGTTCCCACTTTGGTCGGCCCAGCCAGAAACAGTGCTCCCATTAAGAGTAATGCCAACATCTGCCCTGCACCAAATCAGGCATGACGTAGCCATGAATCGGGGGTCAAACCCCTTTGGGGGGTGGCCTACCCTTGGCGTCCCGCTAGGATTTATCTGTCCCTGCGGAGGGGTTCTCCGAAAAACCGCCATTAAACAATGGCCTTCACCAGCGGAGTGACGTTTACGTTGGGGTTTGTTACTCCAACCGGCTCAATCGTAATGAATGGCTGCTCAAAAAACGGATACTCGATTTCAAACATGTCGCTCTGTGTCTGAGGCACAGCGCTAAACACATACTGAGCTTCGTACAGCTCTTCGCCAAGGTCGGCTGATGTCTGACTCGTCTGACTGTTCTTGTAAATACGAACAATAATGGTGTCAGCAGCCGAGCCGGTGTTGGCCAAGAGGACAACTCTGAATCCCACAATCGCGCCGCGAGCAAGCGGTTGCCCGTTAACCGTAAGCCCCTGGGTAGAGAGTGAGCCAGAAAGAGGAAACTGATTGCCAGCAGCCAGGCCTCCACTAGCGTCTAAGCTGATCCTGTCTGCCGGGGTATAGATGTCTGGCATTAGCTTCTCCTGCCCCCCTCCAAGCTGTAGATCAGTGGCACAGCCGGGGGGCATATGGGTTTATATTCGCAACCGTATCACTCGTCTTCTTCTGCTTCAACAGCTGTTATAGGAACTGCTGGGCTGGAGAACTGAGGGTTAAGCCTTCTTATCTGTCTGACAGAACCTCTTACCCTGTTTTGGATGTAGTCCAAGCAGTACTGCTCTAGCTTCCAAGCCATGTAGTTTCTGTTCTGCTCAAAGTCTATTGTCTCTGGCTTCCATCCCAAGGCAAAGGCACCAGCCCTCTCCAAAGCGGTGGCCTCCTGATCCGACATCCCAGCGTCTAAATGGCTAGCGGTCATTCGTTTTCTTACACTGCGAAATTATCACTCACGATTGCTCTAATCAAACCTACTCGTTAAAGCCCTCTTGAAGCTCATCAAAGGCACGCCTTCGTTGCTCCGTCCAATTCGGCCTCATCTTGTTGTCTTTACTTATCACATCGTTAATCAGGCGTATCTCAGACTTCATTTCGTCAGCCAACTCGATGGCTGCGTAGTTCTGCATTGCCTCCATATCTATGGTCGTGTTCTTCCAACCAAGGCCAAACGCTGCAGCTTTCTCAGGCCACGTAGCCCGCACGGTTGGGTCACCGGCATCCATAGCGTATGTGTTGAACGTGTCGGTGCTGATCTCGGAGTAGATCCTCATAGCCCGATTACCAGGAAACCTTTGGGCCAGGTAGAAAAGCACTGGGTTTTTAGACTTGTAAACCCCCCTTGTCAGCCCAGTCGGCACCCCGTTTTTCCAAATCGTCTTGTCAACCACTTCGTCTTCGGTGGGAACCCCCATTGCCCACTGATAAAGAGGTGGTGTGTCAACAAGCTGCCTTACATTGGTAAGCTCTCTCCACCCCCTGTCGTAGTAAAAGCTTGTTCCTGCCACCCACTCCACAGCGGTGAGTGGCATCGGGTTAAGCCTCCCCGCAAGGCCAGCAATCGGAGCCGGAAGGGTCTTCGTCTTCTTGGAGAGAAGCTCAACCATCGGTTCCCAGGGAAGTCCAGAGAGAGCGACAAGCCTAGACTGGTGGTGTCTGGCAAGAATCCTGTACTTCCAAGGGTCTGGAAGGGAAGCGTATTCTCTTTCCGTAAACTGCTGCTTATACACCCCATCCACAAAGCTCATTATCGAATTGGCCGCCCTTGGGTTCCTCCTAAGCCAGTCGAGTTGGTACTTAAAGTTGCCAGCCTCCCAGGTGTAAAAGAAGAAGACCCTCCGCAAAACACGTTTTTCAAGTGGGGTTAGGTCGGAGTAGTCACGAAGGGATGCGTTGACACGGGAAAGGGCAACCGAAGCGTCGTCCCCCTTTTTCATGGCAGCAACGCCAAGAGAGAGTCTTGCCTGGGCCTCAACAGAGGTGTTGAACATCCCCATCATCTTCAGGTAGTCAGGCATCGTCACGCCGCCAAGGACGGCACCGATTGCAGCCCCAGGAGCGCCAGCAACAGACCCAACCGCCGCGCCAATTGCAGCACCAGAGGTCCTGTGGCCAATCGCAGATACTGTCCTGGGTAGGTCTGCATGGGAATCCTTCATGGACATCCCTATGAACTTCTCCCACACAGACCCGCCAGCAACCTCCTTGGCTCCGTTCCACCTCTTCCCAAGGCCAACGCCAACAGCAGTTCCGGCAAACATTCCTGGCGCTGGGCCAAGCCCAAGAGCGGAGGTGATGGCTCCGCCAGCAAACGACCCCGCCGTTGCTGCACCGCTACGAATAAACAAGTCTCTAGCGGTTGGGATGGCGTCAAGCGCTGCAAGGCCAGCCTGCTCGTTCATAAAGTCTGTCGAGAGGGGGGCCTCAAAGAAGCCCCGGTCTCGGAAGAACTGTCGCCACTCCCCCCTCGTCATCACCTTGTCGCCAATCTTCACAGGCACATCAAGGCCAAAGGCAGCGTCACCCTTTCTGAAAGACCCCCAGATCATCGCAGCCTGCATCTGGGTAACCGGGTTCAGGGCAGCCCAGCCTAGCTCTTGAGAGGTGGAGACAACATTGGACAGCCAGTTCCTTCCGATGTGGGCAAAGGCGAGGATGGTTGACTGCGCCTTCATCCACGAGTGCACACCGTCGTAAAGGTCCCCAAACAAAGCCCTGACCCCTTGTTGGGCAACGGGGTCGTTGTTCCACCTAACATATTCTCCAACCGCCTTGGGGATGTACTTGTCTCGGCCCCTCAATGCGTGCAAGACGTCGTCATCGACAACAACACCCTCCTTCTCAAGGATGTCTTTGATCTCATCTACCGGCACACCATCAACCATGTTCTGACGAATGATGTCCTCATAGTCCCTTAGCTTTTGCGGGAGCCTCTTTCTAAGGACCCCCTCTAGCTCGCTAACCTTGTCGAGTCGCTCAAAGCCAGCCTCATCAGCAGCGGTAGCGGAGCGGAACTCCCTGCCAGCCGGGAAAATATCAAGGACGTCTTCGAGAAAGGCGACGTCGGACACAGTCTTGCTGCCCATGTCGTTGTACCTGGTCATAATCACAAACGGGTCTGTCTCGAAAAAGTTGTGTAGCTCGTTAAAGCCACCCTCTGCCATAACGTCGTCGACTATGTTCTCGTAGTTGACACCCTTCCTTTCAAAGAAGGTACGCATTGTGCTCGCGCTCTTACTCTTTTGCTTTGCAACCTGCTGCGCCTCCTTGCCAAACACCCCAGAGCTGGCCCGGTCCTTAACGACTGATTCAGCAAACTCCTTCCTGCTGGCCTTATTGATCTCCCGCATAAGGCCATCCAGCTTCCTTTCGTGCTTGAAGAACTCAGCAGATCCACCAAGGCGTTGACTTGCCCACAAAGGAACCTTGCTTCCCTGGAAGGCGGCGACCTTTGCTGCAGAGTATCTGTCCGCCATGTGCTTCACATAAGCGCCGATATTGACGCGAGACAGGAAGGCGTTTCTGTCCATCTCCGCGAAAAGGCCTGCAGCCTTGAGGTCGTCAAACCACTTGTCGAAGAATTGGCGCATGATGCTGGCTGCGCCTACGATCCTCTCAACCGAAGCGTCGTCACCCAGCACTCGAATCTGCTCGTCTATATTTGCAATAGACTTCTTCGCCTTCGTTGTCTTCTTGCCAGCAGCCTCCAGCCTATCAACAGAGGCAACAAGACGAGCCCTTTGAGCCTTGAGGTCGGTTACCAGGTTCTTCTTGCCAGCCTTCAGGTTATACAGGTCTGGGTTTTTAACCATTCTGGCGACACGGGCCTGCTCATCTGGGGTCATATGGCCAATGGCCTTGGCTATCTCGGCCTTCTTTAGGGCCTCCAGTCTGTTCCAAAACTTGGCTGCAGACTCAGCCAAGGCGTTGACGCTTGAGTCAATCGTTTGAGTGAGGGACTTCCTTTGTTGCTCCGGGGTTCGGAGATCGTAATCAAGATCGTCAAGGGTCTTAGAAAGGTTGGCTAGCTCTGCATCTATGTTGTCTAGCTTCTCATACAGACCCCTCCTTGTGATGGCCGGTCCTGGTAGGCCGCTCAGCGCAGACCGTGTCTTGGGAATGCTTAAGGCCTGTGCGAGGGGGGTTGTCCCGACAAGCTCAGACGCCCTGGCCTCGCGGGAAGACAGGGCGCTGTTTAGCTCCGTCTCCAGCTTCCTTCTCATAGCCCGCTTCTTCGCCTGGCTTGGCTCCCTGGAGATCGCTAGTCGCATTTCTGCCACGCGGGCGGATAGTGCTGGATCCGAAAGCTCCTTTAGAAGCCTGTTCACTTCTTTAGTTGGAAGACTGGCAACCTCTGGCTTTGGCCCACGGAGGTTGGTGTTTAGAGCGTCAATTGCGCGGTCAAGTCTCCCCCTTTGGAGGTGGGTCATTTTCTCCATCGGGGCTATCGAGATTGTGGCAGCCGCTCTTCTGGCATCACCGCGAGCGCGGATGACGGTCGCTTCCCCTTCGATCAAAGCCTGGATGTCCAGCATCCTGTTCTTGTAAAGCTGTCTCGTTGCCTCAAGGGTGTGGCGGGCTTTGCTGCCAATTGGAACAACAAGATCTTTGTCCGCCACCGCCTTCTCGACCCTTGAGATTGCCCTTCGCAGGGACGCAAGAAAGCTTGAGGACCTTACCTTCGCGAGGTCAGCCTGGGCTGATCTGATGTTGCGCTGCGCCTTCTTAAACTGCGTCGACTTAAGTGGGTCTACCCCCTCATCAACTAGCCGCTGCCTAAGAAGTGCCAAATCATCGCTAGCAGCCCTAAGCTTGGACTGAGCCTCTCTTACTTTTCGGAGGCCCTTCTTCAGGTCTGCCCTGACCCTGCCAATCACCTCAATCGGGTAGTCAAGCAAGACATCAACAGGAACCCTCTTGCCAGCCTTTACAGCAGCCTGCACTTCGGCAAGGTGCATCTCAGGACTTAGGGTGCTGTCGTCCTTACGAACCTTCCACTGAGGAAGGTCTGTTGCTGCCGTCGTTCGCAGCTTCTCTGGAGCGCCGAGAGCGGCAGCCTCGTCTGGCCTGAACAGGCGCTCCTCAAACGTCCTTCCTGGGATTGACGGGAGGAACTCCTCTGCCTCTCTAAGAACATCTCCCACAAAGCCAGAGATCGGCTGGCTGGGCGTAGGATCTCCAGACTTAAGAGCAAGCCTTTCCTCGATCAACGACAGGGCGCTTTGAATGCGCTGAATCTCTGGCTGAAACCCGTCAGCCATTCTGGCAACATCAAGCTCTGTGTCCACAGCGATCTTGCCGCCAACCTTTGCGTCATACGAAGCAGTGAACAGGGCAAGTCGATCCTTGAGGAGCTTGAGGTTTTGCAGTCGCTCTATTGAGGTAGGAGAACCAGCCCTGACCGCAGCCCTCTGCGCCTCAAGAGACTTAATCTCGTCCGTTGAAGCCAGGTGGTCCAGAACCGTCCTCTCCAAAGAGTTCAACAGGTCTTTATCAATGACAGGAATGGCGGCAACAGGGCTGTCTGGTCGCGGGGTAGAAAGCTCGCGAAGAGTGCGAATTGCCTCAAGCACCCCCTCCGCATCTGCCTTCTCAAGCCTGAAGGACGTCGACACCTTTCCCGGCTCAGCCTCAGCAGCCCTGTATGGGAGGGTTATCGTGTCCACAACCTTCTCAAGCTTCCTAAGAGAGACTGAGGCCATAAACTCAGCAAGGGCCTTGTCAGACTGCTTTACGCTGTCCCACCCCATCTCAGCAAAATGAGAAAGAAAGCTAAGCTCTGTCGGGTCGTCTGTAATCTTTAGAATCTGAAGCTTTGCCTTCGGTAGCCGCTCCCTCAAGTGCGAAGCAACGCGAGCCCGGTTCCTGAAGGCGTCACCAACCAACCTCCATGTCGCTGGGTGTTCAAGGTGGGCCTTCGGAAGAACCTGTCGGTCCAACCCATACCTAGCGAGAAAGCCTGTCCCTTCTGCTAACTCGGTGTAAATCTGCGGCTTCGCACCAAACCCAACCCTTGGGGTAAACAGAAGTCCGCCCAATGCCCTTCTTACAGGATCCATCCACGGGACAGCCCTGGCCATGGCGTAGCCAAGGGTGAAGTAGAGGGGCTCAATGTTGTTAACCAAAGACTCTCCCCTGATAGCCCTGCTCGCCTTGAGAGAGTCCTTCGTGAAGCCCTTGGGGATAGGGGGGAGGATGTCGTCTATGGCCGCCCCAAAACTCTTTCCACCGCGCCCAGCAAGGTAGGCCTTAGAGGTGGCCCATTCCACAGCACGCTCAGTTAGGGATCGCCTCACGCCAGGGACGATGGATGTGTTTGGAGTGTGCAGAGCTTTTAACTCGGTTTTTGCACGAGCCACCAGGTCATCCCACTTCGGTTGGCCCTTCAAGCCCCTCTTCAAGAGCTTTTCAAGCACCCCATCCCCTGGGCGCATGGCAGCAACACGAGCAGCCTCCCCAAGCTCTCCGTCCGTCGCCCACCTGTAGATGCGAGCCACATCTGGAGGCTTGGTTACATGCGTCACCTTGCCAGAATTATCAACATCAACCCTGACCAGGACTTCCCCCTTCTCTTCGGCGGACTTGAGACCCTTGACCCACTCGCCCTCAAAGTAGTTCGCTGGAAGCTTTTCACCCTTAACCCCGGATTCAAGCCGAAGCTTGTTCACCTCATCCATGGGGATTCTTGTAAGCCTTGAAAGCTCCTCGACGGCAAAGTCTCCAAGAATCCTGACTTCCCCTTTAAGCGCAGTTGTGGTTGCCTTCAGGAAGTCCTTAACAGCAAGCAGCTTCGACTGTTCTTCAAGGAGTTTCCTGGAATTGCTGTGGCTAAAGATGAAGTTTTTTAGCTTTGACCTAACGGATGGTACCCCCGTTATCCCAGCACCCTTCTTTGGGGCAGCGCTAAGCAGAGTGTCGTTTGCTTCATCGAATGCGTTAAGCAGACTGGACCGAAGCTCCCTTAGGCTATTGATCTGGGATCCGACCCTCTCTATCTCCTCTGGAATGGTCTCTCCAGAGATCCTGCTCGCCCTCGGCTTGTCGCCAATGGTGAGTTCATCAACCCTGGCGTGGTGCCTAGAGATCGCCTGATCGACTCGACTAATCTGTTTGTTTATGTCCGAAAGAGGGGCAACCGCATCTACCCCGTGGGTTGCAGCCTGATGTGCTGTGATTTTCAACCTGGCCTGATCAGTAAGGCGCTTCGTATGGCGAGTCGCAACCTCAACGCCACGAGCGCTAAGGTCTAACCCGGTTCCCATTATCCTCGCAGCAGCACCTGCCTTAGGGACAGCCACAGCGCCCTTGCTTAGCGAACCGAGTGCGTTGATTGGGTCTAGCGAAATGGCACCACCAAGAGCATAGGCGAGGTGGCCACCAACACTGCCCTCCTCAATGGCCTCCTGCTTAGCCCTCTCAAGCTCTTCGGCGGAAACGCCACCCCACCACTTGTTAGCCTCAATAGCTGAACCACCAAGAAGGCCGGTAAGGCCGCCAATAAGGGCTCCCTGTGGGGTTTTTGTTAGGACCGCACCACCAAGCGCTCCCATACCAACGCCGGTAAGGATTGGGTGGTCATACATTTCGTACCCTGCAGCCGTTAGCTTTTCAGCAATGTCGTGCTCAACCTCTTCAGCGCCAGTGTCCATGCTTTCAAGCAAGCTCTTTGCATACGCCTGCTCAGAAACGCCTTCAGGGCGAACTCCTCCCGTTGTGGCTATATACAAGGCTGTGTTTGTTAGCTGCTTGGCGAAATCTTCAAGGGCACCCTTGTCTCCAGCATAGTTCTGCTGGAGCAGAGAGAGCGCCTCTGGAAGTGTTGGATTCTTAAACTTACCTGGGCTGGCTGCCTTTGCTATTTCCCACCGCCTCAGGTCCATCGCGGTGTTCGTTATGGCGGCAAGAGGCCTCCTTGTGTAGGCATCAAGTACGTCAAAAAACTTCCACCACCCTTCAGGCTTTGTGTACCCCTCCTTCGTGTACCCAAGCTTGCCAGCGAGTCTTGGGTTCCAGCGACGTATGAAGTCGCCAAGAACCTGGGCCTTCCTAATCGGATCCCGAGTGCTGTTGTACCGTATGTAGGTCATGTGCCAAAGCCTGGAGGCCTGATCCCGGCTCATCTTCTCTACTTCCTCTGGGTCTCCCTTCAGCTTGTCTCTAAGGGCTGGGGGTATGTGCTCCCCAATAGCAGCCGCTGGGCCTGTCAGGTCTCCCCTGGTAACAGCTTTGCCCACTGTGTCGAAGTCATGCCCAGCCAATATGGCCTCTGGCGGATCCTCTGGAAGAGTGTCTGGAACAGAGTAGATTGTTTGCTTTGCACCAGGACCATCAATAGAAATGGTTGGGCGACCAGAGACAATAAACCCTGGAATGTCCTCAAAAAAGACGTCGTCAGGAAGTCGCTCTGGTGGCATTTCAGCAACACCGTACTTGCCATAGCCAGATAAAAGCTCTTCGCTGTACGGAGTGTCGAGTACGTCCTCAGGGACTACGTCTGGCTGCGCGTCTTCGAGCCTTTTTGCCCGCAACTCAGCCAAGAGTTGCTTGCTGCCAGGCAACAAACCATCTTCTTTAAGCCCAACGTCAACCTTGTTTACGGAGGAAGTGGTGGGCACAGGTGTGGGGGTTACGTCCGGGGCACTAGCAGCCCTGCTTGCCCGCAACTCAGAGAGAAGGTCATCGACGGTCCCGGCAGGCATGGGCTACTCCGCAGCCAGGACTCTTGCCGCTTCCTGGAGTTCCTTGACGGTAAATGTGCGCTTGGATCCAGGGCTCTCAAAAACCTTCTTAGACGGAATCCACCTAAGTTTAAGCTGGCCTACCACAGCCTGTTCACTTGGAGAAAGGGTTGGGGCATTCGTGCCAGCGCCATTGACCCCAATTACACTGTTGCCGCGTTCTGTCCACAGAGCCCTCCTCGCCGCAGCCTCGTTGTACTGGCTCCTAAGCGAGTTCAAAAGTGCTTGAGCCTTCTGGTGCCTGGCCTCTGTCCCAGGCAGGAGATAATCGCCAGCATTCACTTCCCTCAAACTTGGCAGAACCCAGAGGTCTTCTGTGGGGTCGACTCTACTTGTCAGTTCAGACCCCTCCTCGCTCTTGGCAAGGGCGGTGCCAAGGCCGCCCTGCATCTCACCAGCCGTTATGCTCTTCTGAATGTTAAGGGCCTGGGCGCGGAGGGTCTCCATGTCGGTGTTCGCCTCTTGTGCCAGAGAGAACAGTTGGTTTGCCTTCATGTTGCCAAAGCCAGGGCCACCCGATTCAGACCCCTCCTTGCTCCTGCGCTCTTTCTCCCTAGCGATAAACCGATCCCGCTCCTTCTCGCCCATGCTGACGTACTTCGCAAGGAGCTTTTGAGCATCCTCTGGGTAGTCCACCCATAGGGTGCCAAGGCTGTCAGAGGCGAAGTCGAGGAACTCTGGGTCAGCCTCCCTAATGCTCCCAGCTAGAAGACCCCTGGTCATTGACGAAAAGCGTCGTTGCTGAGCGAGCGCCTGGGCACTCGCTGCGTCCTGAGCATCCTTAACCCTACCCCTGGTGATCTCAGTGCGCTTTGCAGAAACGCCACCAGCAAAGTCCTGGTAGTCGGAGACAAGCTTGTTGAGCCTTCGGATCTCAGACGGATACGGTTCCCGCCCAATCATCTGGGCAATCAAGTCTGTGCCACCAGGTCGACCACTCCTAGCCATGTCCACGGCATACGAAACAGTCTGAATTGACGGCATAAAGGTAGACGGCTTTCCGAACTCCTCAAACGGGTTCTTCAATGAATACCCAGCCTTGCTCCTCTGCAACTTCCTGATAGAGCGCCTAAGGTCTCCCGCCTTAACCTGCGACTTGCCAAGCCTCTCATTAAGCTCTGCCAGCGCTCCAGTTCCAGCCTGACCGCCAGTGTCGTCAACCGGACCACCCTTGCTAAGTATGGGCGTGGCAGACTCAGGGAGCCAGTAGGTGACCTCGCCCTTGTTCACGCCAGAGCCCTTAACCTGCTTCTTCCCACCAAGGGCAACAATCTCGTCCTCAGAAAACCCCTTAAGGTCATCGGCTCGCCACAGCCTAGTGCGGCCAGCGATACCAGCGTCCTCTGGGGCAGTCCTTGGGTCCTTCGATACGGGACCACCTGTTGCGGGATCGTACACAGCAGCCTGCTCGTTAAACGGCGTCGAAGACACCCCAGGAATGACATCACTACCAAGCGGACCAGTGCGAAGCTGACCGTCTTCACTCCAATAGGGTCTCCCTGGCCCTGCGGCGAGCTTAGAATAAGCCGCACGATCCTGCTGAAGGGCCTGCCACTCTGGCTCGCTAATATCCTTCGGCCTGCCAGGAGCAAGGGCTCGACGGCGCTTAAACTCCTCTATTGCCCGCATCAACTTTGAGTTCGGGTCTCCACTACTCGAATAAGCAGTGGACTCTGGGTCAAATCCTGGCTTGGTGAGAGCACCCAGTGCATAAACTAACTGCGAAGGATCAACACCTCGCTCTCTAGCGAACTGGTCTATCTCCTCTGCGGTCACATCGCCAAGCCAAGCTCCCTGGGGTCGAGGCTCTGCTTCTGGAAGGCGAGCCAGCCTCGCCCGAGAAAGCTCGTCCCCTATGGGTCTTTGGCGGCTAGCGATGCTCTTAGGATCAGCGGGCAGCCTGTCTATGCCCGGAGGAGAACCCTGAAGCAACTCCGCTATATTGGACAGGCGCTGCTTTGTTAGAGCCTCCTTGTTTCGCTGCTCCTCGGCAGCAACTATTGCGTCACCAACCAAAGCACGAGGCGCTGGCGTCGGGGCAAGGGCTGCCCTCTGATCTCGCAACTGATCGTGAAGCCTGAACTGTTCAGCCTGCTCCTTGGCGAGCAGCCTCCTGGTAGCATCAATCTCCTCGCTCTCGGCAACAACAGCCTTAGCAGCCTCGTCTTCCAATGCGCGAATAGCATCAAGGTTGGTTGCTGGATCAACCGAAAACCCCTGGCCACCAGAAGAGCGGCGACGACCACTACGGGCACCGCCAGCCCCATAAAGGCCGCTTCCATCAACACCACCAAACGCCGCCGCAAGATAGTTCGCAGCCTTTTCTGCGTCAGCCTTCTCTATGGCAGCCTTCTGCATGTCAAGCTGCTCATCCCTAAGGCGAATGCCTTGAAGCATTGCGGCCCTTCGGATGTTCCTATCTCTGCCCTCTGCAAAAGCACCAAGGGCGGAGGCCTCCCCCATCAACCTCAGGGCAGACTCATAATCACCAGCACCAGGAAGAATTACAGCCATTTTTATCCGCCAAAAATATCTTCTTCTTCATCGAAGAGGTTGAATCGCCGCCTTTTAGCGCCCCCAAAAGCACCGCCAGGTCTCAATTCAAAGCCCTTGTAGCTGGTCGGAGAGGAGAGCATAGATTTGTACGTCGATGGGGTTGCCATGGCCTTGGCACCGGCAAGCCCAATATCCGAAAGAGCTTTCTTGTCAGCCGCAGTCATGGCGGTGTCCCCAATAGCCTTCCCAACCCCAGAACCAAGGCCACCAACCAGCATGCCAGCCCCCGTCAGGGGCTGTAACCCTGTAATGGTCCCAGCGGCACTCAGCATTGTTCCAAACGCGCCAGCCAGGGTAGATAGGGCGTCGGCGGCCTCGGTCTTTTTCCTGGCCTTGTCTTCAATTGGCTTCATCTGCTCTCGCTGCCACGCATCAACAAGAAGCTGCTTACCGGGCCCCTCAAGGGCTTGTATGGCTTGTCTGTCTATATTGGCAGACCGCTCCTCAAGGCCCCTTGCAGCGCCAGCCGTCAGAGCACCCTCAATGTCCCCCTTGGTAGAACCACCGGACGGGTCCATCCTACTCATAAAGCGGTCAGCCTCAAGTTTGCTAGCCGCCTTCGAGGCGTCAGAAACACGACCCTTCTTTCTCTCGGCGCGCTCAATAATGCCTGTATCACGCCTTCTCAGAAGACGAGCAAGATCCCTCTCTGAACTAGATATAGCCACGAGAACCTCCTCTATGAAATGTCGCTCTTAAGGGTGTCTCCATAGCTAAACTGCCTGCTAAGGGGGGCCCCCGCATAAATTGGACGGTCTGAAGAAAAGTCATAATCAAGCCAATGCCGATTACTCACATCAAGCTCTGGGGCTGGGACGCCAATGCCTGCACCAAGGTCCACTGGGCTCCCCAGGCTTACATCGGAAAGAGTGTCTAGGTAAGACATTTGTCTTCCCATCTGACTGCCAAGCTCGCGGCCCCTTGCTCGAAGGCCTTCCTGATGCTTCTTAGCCGCCTCTGCCAAACCAGTTGCAGCCTCAGTCCCTATCCCAAAGGCGGTTCCAAGCTCTCTGGCGATTGCCTGCTTGGCCTTCGCCTGGGCGAGCTTTGTTGCTTCCTCCGCCCTAGACGCATCCCTAAACCTCTTTAGGGCAGCCTCACCCATCTCTCTGCGCTGAGCTATATCAGCCCTTTGAGCAGCCTCAGCAGCGCCAGAAGCAAGTCTTCCCTGAAGCTCTCCAAACCTTCGAACATCCGCGCCCCGAAGACCTGTTTGGGAAACAGGAAGCCTCTGCCTGGAGGCGCGAGAAAGCGGAGCCCTTTCGGAGGCAAGCATTGCTGCCCTGCGCCTAGCAAACTCAGGGGTGTAAAACTCAATAGGAAGTGGGTTAACCAGATCTTCCGCCTCTGAGGCTAATAGCTGAGCGATGCTCATGTCTGACGGGTTGATTGCCATTGTCCTACCTTAAATCACAAACGCTCTTGCGGAAATGTACCTGCTTGTGCTCTTTGCATGAACAAGAAACAGCCTGTTGTTGTGGTCGGTGTTGGAAAGTACCTTGTTCGCAAACGCTCCTCCGCCCCCAGAGGTTGTGTCAGCAGCCACAATTGATGAGCGCATCTTTAGAAAAACGTCATACGCGGCACCGTTTGTATCCACCCCAGAAAGAGTGGTTTCTCCGTTTAGATGAATCGTCATCCCGCGACGACGGGCATTGGTTCCCTCGAAGTACTGAACGTCCTCGCTCCCATAGGCCTGGGCGGGAGGAGCAAGGGCTGCGGCATTGTGGGCCTCAAGACGGACCCTCTTCCTTAGTGAAGAAACAAGAGATGGAAAGCTTCCCGGCTGACAAACATAAAGTTCAAAATTGGCCTCAAGGTCAATAGACCTCAGTCCAAAATAGGTCGCCGTCGCTGGAGAAGTGACGATGTCATAATTGTAGTTTGAGATCTTAATGGCGTCGAACTGAACAGTGGTGTCAATCTTTACAAGGGCGTCTCTGTTAATCGTCATACGAAGGCAACAACCATCAACCGTATACTCGTTCTCATACTCCCCAAGGCTGTAAAGAGTTGGCTTCGAAGACCCCCCTCTTCCCATAACAACAAACGTGGCTGGCTCGTCCTCTATCAACTGCTCTTGGACAAACGGAACCGTAAGGGCGTCGTGGTGAACACTTCTGTTGGTGATAAAGCGTTTGTCAGAAACGTCCCAGTTCGTGTCGTCAATATTGTTCATGGAAACGGCAAGGGCATCGAACTCATCACTAACAACAGAAGCGGTGAGGGGCTGGCCGTTCGCGATTAGTGGGCTGGGGCCGTTGTACCTGGACATTATCGCACCACATACAAGGAGTGGATCAGGCCACCGACCTTAGGAGCGCCGCCACCAATGGTTCCATCGTAAAACTCTTGAAGCTTGAAGGTGATGTACGTCGCGCCCCCTGGGGATACTGCCCCGAACAAAACCATTGTCGCCTCCTCTGGAGGGGCGGATGTAGATCCGGCCTGGGCCTTGCGCTCTGTCTCCATTCCTGGGATCTCCTCCCAGCCAGAGGTTAGGTCTGTCTTGTACAGAAGCTTGAAGTTGTAGTTGATGTCTACAGTGGCGGCGGTCCAGACAGAGGGGCTCATGGCAGTGTCATCCCTAAAGGAAATCTCTGCCCAGACAAACACGGGCAGGGCATGCTCTCCACTGTAGTGGTTAACAAGTTGCTGCGGAGGAGTCTCTGCCCCGGCAACGTCTGAGTAAGGAGCAGCGCTCATCGCAACATTTCCAAAAGACGCAGCCCGCGTATCCTTCAGCCTAGCTATTCCAGCAGACCAACCATGCGCCCCAATAGACCTGTTTGTGAAATGACGAGTTGTTAAGGCTGCGCCCTCAAAGGCCTCGTCAGGAATAGAATTACACCTATCCCCAATCGCAGAGAAGTTTTCAGAGACCTCTGTCGCGGAAAGGGTGTCTGAAGAAGATATACGATGCTTTAGGCCAGCCATTATCTACAAAACCCAAACATACAAATAGAAGTGTTTTTAATCCTTGCCCCAGAATCTACCTGGCCAGACCTATCCCTGACCTGAATGCGAATAGTATGCGACCCAGCACTTAGCTGCTTTCTGACATCAACGTAAAAGGGGAGATCTGCGTCCTGAACCCGACTAGAAACGGTCTCCTTGATGCCCATCGAAGAGCCATTGTTGTGAAGCCGTACATCAAACATTCTTGTGGCAGCGCTAAATGACGACCCCGAACGATATATCTGGCCAGTCCCAATTACAGTTATTTCTGTAGCCACATTAAGACTAAACGACAAAGACAGGTCTTCGTAGTTATTACTGGCAGAGACGAACTCCCAGAAATAACCCTCTGGCCTTAACTCAGTAGAGCCAGAAGACTGGGACGATGGAGGGGCCAGTTCGTGGTAGTAACCACTTACCTGAGAGACGAGGTGCATCCTGCCAACACCAAGTCCTCCGTGGGACGGCGTTCCCAACACGCTTGTGGAAACAGTGTTGTCGTTGACAGGACTAGCAATTCTTTGCCAACTAACTGAGTCGTCAGAAACATTGTTTTGATCGATGTCGTTGTAAACCACGCCCATGGCGCGGTTAAACTCGCGCATCATTGCGTCGGCATCAGCCGTAACGCTCATCGCAGGGGGCTCTTTCGGCACATACTTCATGGCCCAACCTCCGCCTCTATCGCCATTGCTGCCCTGCGAACAGCGACAGGGTTGTCCAAGCTCTTAAGCCTTGGAGCGCCGATCTTACCCAAAGTAATGTTCGCGGCCCTCAGAAGGTCTTGTCGAGCAAGAAGCCCAGGAACCCCAACATCAAGCTCTTCAACGGCTACGGCAAGCCTGTCAATAATGCGGTCAATCACGGGGGGCCGTCCCCTCTGCCCTCTCCCCGTAATCATCGCCAACAAGCTGCCAGCCAACAAGCCTAAATGGAGAAGGCGCGTCCTCGTCAAAGGTTCCCGCAGCCTTAGACGCCCCACCACCAATAAGCGTTTTATTGTTTAAAACACCGGCCCTAAATGTAAAGCGAATGGCCTTCGCATTAATGTCCTGAGCACCGCCTCCAGAGCCCACCTCTGCAAGATCTACGAACTTACTAACAAGCCTTCTTTCATCCCACAGCCCCGTGCCCCAAGTCCCACTACCCCAGTAGGTTGTGTCTTCATCTTTAAGCATCAGAACCGTAGAACCTGCTGCAACACGGTTGTCCCAGTCGGTGTACCAATCAACTGTTAGCTGGATGTTGCCAGTCTGAACAAAGTACAAAAGGAGCTTGTAAAAACGCTTGTCGCTGTGGGGGTTGTCCAATTCGATCCACTCTGTGGAAAAGCTGCCGAGAAACCCCCTACCGTCTCTCGTATATGCCGTATCCCACATCAAAAGATCTGGCTCCCCCCAGTTGTTAACAGAACCAACGATAACCTCATCCTTAAGCATCGTTGCCGCTGTTACCTTCCGGTCTTTGATGACCGTAAACGCACCAGTGTCTGCATGGATTGCCCACACCTGGTTGTTTTCAACCCCTGGGTTCCCATTAACCGAGATGTAAACACGATTGTTCTGCCTGTCCGCGAACACGGTAGCCGCGTCCCTAGTGTGCTTGGGAAGCAACTGGACAGCGTCGTCAAGAGCAGAAGAAATCCTCTTGAAGCTAGAGCCGTCAAACAAATGAAAGCCAACGTCAGACATAAAGTATGTGTTGTTGTCAAAGCTGACCACGGTACGGTCACTAACCGCACCAAAAGTGGACTGAAGAGGAGTGAGCACAGGATCCTCAGCCTTGTCGTGGGTCAAGAGGTAAGCGCTTCTACGCTTAAAAACTATCGCATAGTCTTGAGCCACACCCCAGGCGGTAATCTCGTCCCCATCAGCCGTGTTTACCTCAATGAAGTTCGACACAGAAACCGCTTCCGGGAAGTTAACCTTTGAATACTTAAGAACAGACCCGCCTCCCAAATAGTACACCCTGCCCCTAAACGGGAACGCCCACCTCGCTGGCGGAGGGGGGTTGTTCTCACCAGCAACAGGGGCTAGATGAACAGCGCTTTCCCCAATCTTTCTAACGTCGAAGTGAGACGTAGCCGCAGGACCAAGCTTCCTGGGAAGAGCGGTTGGGGGAGCAGAACCCTCAGACCGATACAAAGACCTATACGCAATGTCTACCTGCTTAGGAGCGCTTCCAAGCCCCAAGAAGGAAACAAGCCTTCTAGCTTTAAGCTGAACGTCTCTAAAGGTCCCGTAAATCCTGTTCGAATTGACCACAAGGCCTTCATCCCGCGCCGCACGCGCCGCCTCTGGAGAGACCATTCCCTCTTCATGTGTTGGATCAATACCAACCCCAAGAAGCTCTGTGAGAATCAATTCATTAGAGACCGGGGACAGGTTGGACTCTTGTCCGTATTGATTGGTGTAGGTCTGATAGTAGGTGATCTTCCTGACAGCCGCGTCTACATCATTAAACGAATGATCTTCCCAGAAATCCCCATTAAGGGTTGGCTTAAGACTCTCTATCGTGCCGCCATTGTCTATCGGCCCACCATTGTCCCCATTACCAAGAACCAAAACAGCTGTAACCGGAGAGGGTGCCTCCCTAATGCCTACTGGAGAGGTAATCCTGCCATCCCACTTAACCGGCTCCATGCCCTCAACAAGAATGATCACAAACGGACCAACATCTACAAAGCGAGGGTAGTACCTTGGCTGAGGATCCCCATAGGCCACTTGATAAGAGTGAACAACACGAATCTTGTTGTGCTCAAGAACGGCAATGTTGATCTCTCCAGGAGAGTTCCCTGGGGCCGCAATGCCTGGGGCCGGGGTGTAGTAGGCAATCATCAACTCAGTGGTTCCCGCCGAGTTGAAAGTGCCAAGGGTAAGGATTCTACTATCCTTGCCATCAGCCACCCCAGGAAGGGGAGACAAAACCTTTGCAAACGGGCTCCTCCTAAGCCCATTCTTGTTTGGCTCCCACAAAACAAAGCGACTCATGCCGCCAATCTTCACAACCTCTCCCCGCAACGAGAAGACAACCCCATCTATGTCTGTTGCAGACCCCTTGGACTGCCAGATACGAGTGTCTATCCCCTTTACGTTAGAGGGCTGGAAAGACTTAACCTTGCCGCGAGACCTAGACATTGGCTAACTCCCCAGAGCGCCGTACCACCAGGTCCTTTTGCCGCGAAGTCTTCTTGAACCTCTTCCAATAAGCACCCTGTCTTGAAAGCTCAGGCTGTCCGAAGAAATCATTCTTTGAATGCCAGCCTCAAACTTGGCTGTGGCCGAAGAAGCCCTTCTCTGCTCGTCTTCAGCTGTCAGCATGAGGGCCTCTGCCCCATCCAAGAGGACGCTGGAGAAGGTTGCGTCAAATAACGGCCTATCGTTGTCGTCGTCTAGAGAAGACGCCTCCATCTGATAAACCATCTGAATCTGATAGTGGGAGTTTGGTGCTGGGTAAAGGGTGAGGAACATTGAAGACCCACTGCTAGGCCCGCGAGCGCCAAGATATTCATCAGGCTCTGTGTCGGTTACAGCCATTGGAGTTGAGATGGACTCGCTCTGCATGTCGGAAAGCAGAAACGGGATCGACCCACCAGCGGTGCTCCTGTAAAGGCGAAGGAGAAGGTCCTTCCTTGCGGAAATTGCGGGAAGGGTAACTCCGTCATGGGTTGAAGACAGGGTCACCGATGTGGAGTCACTAAGGGCAGATTCAGCGCCTGTCTGCTTGTCAACAAAGGTATACCAATACTTGTACACAGACCCAGGGGTAAGTCCTGCAACCCCAACAGATGCTGGGGTTAAGGTGCCAATTGGGGTGCGCGGCCTAAAAATAGGCTCCTTTTCCATCGCTGAATACTTTGTTGGCTGCCCAAAGGTACCCTTATCTCTGTGGTTCATCGAGGCGGGCTTGATAGCCTCAAGACTGTTGGGGAAAGAGTTTGTTCCGGTGAAAAGGACCGCCTCTACCACTGTCTGAGCGCCAAGGGGGAGAGCTATTTCATCGTAAACAATGGTGCCGGTTAGACCGGCGGCAGTTGTTCCGATGAATGGGCGATCAAGAACGCCATTCGTGCCCGTCGAATCCAGGTCTACAACCCGGTAGAAAGACCCACCCACAACAATGCGCTTGCCAAGAACGGTTGCTGGGGGAGACGCGGCCTTCCACTCAATAGCCCTGCTCCCGCTAGACAGCGTAATACCGGACGTAGAGACAGACGCATAGGTGTTGGCCGTAAACTCTCTCCTAAGCCAACCCCACTTTCGCCTAGAGCATATGTCTAGATACGACTGGTTGATGCGCCTGTTTAGCTTTGCGTCGCTGGCGGAATAGTCCTCCCGCCGCTCTTGGAGAGCCGTTCTGAGTTCCTTGAGGTTCACGAACGACCCTCCAAAGAGTAGGTGGGCGGGGGACTAACTATGCCTTGCGGCGAAGCCGGAGGAGAACCATCCCTGACGGGAAAGCGGCTGACGCCGCAGCCTCCGAGAGATCGAGGACGAGGACATCGCCCGCATTCACCACCTGATTCTGGTCAATGCCCAATGCGGTGCTTGTGAAAGCGGCAATGCCTCCAGAAGAAACGCTAGAGCTGTTCAGAGTTGGGGTTCCCGCGCCTGTTGCGTTAGCAATGTCCATGTCCCAGGTCGCTCCAGCGGCGGCGGTGGTATCAAAAACAATCGCGGCGCTCTCAATATAAACATCTGCGTCCATCGGGGTGTAGATGGCAATCGTCGCGCTGTCGTCGCCGCCTGAATTGGCGATTGACTCAAAGCGACAAACGACATCTTCCATAACCGAATAGCCGTAGGGAGCGTACTCCTTTGCTACTCGACTAACGTGTGTGGCTACAGCCATTTCAATTCTCCTAGCTGTGTAAAGCGAGGGGCCGAAGCCCCCCGCTACACACGTTAGTGGTTAGGGAAGCCCATTAAACCAGCAACGAATACGCTGGCGCGTGTTTGTTGCCGGGTTAGGGGTGGTAACACTAGCTCCCAAAATGACAGCATGAGCGCGACTCATCTGCTGAAGGCCAGCTGCGCCAGCCGTAGAGCCAGGCGCAGCCGATGCAGCGATTGTACAACGAGCACCAAGCGTCCCAGCATTCGTCACGTTGGACACTTCGTCCCGCGAGTAAGTAACTCCGCCACCAGTATTTACGTCAAGAGAGACATCCGTAACACCAAGGATGCGGATAATCATCTCCTCGTCGTCAGGGATCTCGTGCCCACTAGGAGCCTGCACGACGCCCATCGGCGCGTACTGACCGATTGTAGAGGCCTGCACATCAGGAATGACTGCGTTAAACCCATCAGCCGCATCTGCATTAAGCAATGCAACCTGAACAACGTCGCCGTGCTGAAGGGAAAGCCCCGTGGTGTTCTTAACACCGATGTCCAGCGTAAGAGCTGAACCACCAAACATAAATCCAGACATTTCAGTATCTCCTCTCTCAGCTTAAAAGACGGGGGTGCCGCCAGCGAAGTTAACGAGACCCTGTCGCTGAAGCGAAGAGCACACAAACATGCTGGTGAAATAAGTATGACTGATGATCACATCGCTGTTGGGCGGCGTAAGGAAGTCAGTCTGGCGGAAATCGTCCGAAGACAGGATGGCAAGCTGCAGGCCAATGCCCGTTCCCTTGCCCTTAACCAGCGGGTTCTTTCCTGGAACATCCCAGTACTCAGGCTTCAGGTTGAAGTCGGTGACTCCGCGTCGGCCAGAGGTGGTCAGGAAGTAGGTCTTGCCGCTTCCAGAAAGCTCGTCGTCAGGAACAACCGGAGTGCCATTGAAGAGCAGGTTCTCGAAGCCCTGGTTCCACATTGCCACATCGCGCTCTTCCTGGTTAGGAGCAACCAGTCGCTTGAAGAAGCGATACACGGTGGGGTCAGTCAGGATGATGTCAGGATGGGTGCCCTTCTTGGAGCAGTCCATGTAGACCTCTTCCCAAACATCCAAGCCATCAGTGCCAAAGGCAGTGATCTGCCCAAACCGATTCTGCCAAACAGCCGGGTAAGAAGACTTTTCGATCCCACCAACTGGTCCCGTCTGTGTGCCAAAGTTGGCTGCGTCAAGCATCGAGTCAAGGCCGTTAAGCTCAAGCGTATTAGCGGATGTTGCTGACTCCGCACCACCATCTGCGTACATCTGGCGGGCAAGGTCGTTGACCATGCTGATCTTGGCAATCGCCATCTTCGACTGAAGAAGGTTCACAATCTGATACTTGCCACGATTCTGTGCAAGCTCAGTGTTGTCGATCACCATCGAGGCACGCTGCTTGTACCATGTCGGGTAACGAGCCTTGTCGGGACCCTCCTCAGGAGTGGTCGCAAACGTGGCATACGTGCCGATGGCACCCACGTTTGAAGACTCTGAGAGAACGATGGGAACACGACACTCGGTGCCGCCTTCATAGATAACTGAGCCCTGGCGATACATGTGCCAGAGGAGGGGGTTAGATTGGATGATCTCCATCGCCACCGTAGACCGCTCAGCGGCTGCGGTGGTCGAATAGACTCGATCAAATGCAATATTTGCTGTGACAGCAGGCATTTTCTATTCCTTAAGCTAGAAGCCGTCTGGGTTCATGCCAGCTTCCTTGAGGGCTCTGGTAGCAGCCTCCAACATGCTTTCTTTGCGATGTTGAACAACCGTACCACTCCTCGCAGAAACAGGCGCGGCCTGTCTACGCTTCTTAGTTTTTTGCTTCGTGACAACCGCCTTCAACTCTGCCTGTGCAACACGGGCAGCTAGACGAATGGCGGCACTTGGGTTGGCTTGCGCCAACTCGCTGAGCTGTGGGTCGTTGTCGATGACCTGTCCAGCAAGTGGGGCAAGTTTTTGGTGATCAAGACCAGGGTTTTCTGCCGCAAAAGATCGATAGGCAGAAGTAACCCTCTCTCGATGTGCAACTGGTTGCATCTCTTCGGCAAGCCTGCCTACTCCAGTTGATTCCAAGGCCTTTTTAACCTCCTGTTGAACGTAGTAAGAAATAACGTCCTCAGGGCTTGCTCCATTCGCCATGTCAGGCGGGGGATCCTCGACCTGCTCAGGCTTAGGTGGGTCCTCCTGACCAGCCCTAGACATCAAGGCTGCATTTGCAGCATCGATAGAATCGAAGTATTTCTTTTCAAGATCAGACAGGCGCTGCATTCGTTTAGTGAATGCCCCCTGCATGCTCTTGTAGGTAGACTTCAACTCCTCCGGGAGTTCTTCAGGGTTTCCATTCCAAAAGGCATCTTCATCGTGGCTATCAGACTCGCTTGCAAGTTGCTCGTCGTCACCACCAACATCGGCTACCTCTTCTCCGGTTTCTTCAGAGTTGTCCTCGTATGGGATCTCTTCGGAATTATCGGCGGGCGTCTCTGCTGTCATGGCTCCTCCAAACGCTTAAATGCGTGTGGATATTAGGAGTTCAACTACTAACTTTTGTCAAGTACCATCGAACAATGTCAGACGAAAACATCACAATCGAATTGTCTAAAGAAGAAACCTCTGAGTGGTCCCGCCGCATCATGGAGTCTGAAAAGCTCCTTGAGGACAACCACCTGCCATATTGGAGAGCCATTCAAAGGTCGTATTCTGCGGAAACGGATGAGGAAGTCCTTGGTGCTGGAGGGCTCGAATATGAAGACGAGCAAAGGATCCAATTCAACTTCCTGTTGTCCAACGCAAACACAATCATACCTGGAGTCATATCGGCTAACCCGCATATCTATGTGAAGCCAAGAAGGCCGGGTGACAAAGAGTCTGCCAGGATTGCAGAAAGCGCTCTCAACTACATTTGGAGGGAGATTGGGGGCAACAAAACCACCAGGTCTGTTGTTCTAGACACCCTTTTGTTTGGGCTTGGGGTGGCCAAGATTGGATACGATTCAAGTGACTCGTTTTATATTGAAGAAGATTATGACTCTGGCCCTGAAAAAGACGAGCCGGGAGATGAAGATCCGCTTACCGGGGTTCAAAGACGACAGCTACGAAGGCTCCTTGCGGCTGAAGAGCTTGTGCTTGACGAGGGGCCACAAGACAACCCAACGGTGACAAGGGTTGCGCCGTGGGACCTAATCATCCCCCCCGGATACGCAGATCTAAAACAGTGTCCCTGGGTCTGCGAACGAATGGTTGTTCGACTTGATGACCTCAAAAGAGACGAGAGGTTCTCTCTGCCACCAGACATTGAAGCAGATTCTTGGCTTAGCGAGGCCGTTCCACAGTCACTAAGCGGAGAAACCCCATCTAACAACATAGAACACCCCGAAATGCCTCCTGACTACATCGTCCTTTACGAGATTCGTTATTGGAGGCAAACAGACAACGGCCTGCGCCGATATGTGATGTGGATGACCAGGGCTTCTGGACTTGGCACAGAGTCACCAACCATCGTTCGCCACATACAAGACCCGCTAGAAATGCGTGGATACCCATACGAGGTGATGCGCTTTGTCGATGTTCCGAACAACTTCTACAGCACAAGGGTTTCTGACCTTGCGGCAATTAAAGACATCTCTGACCGACTCAACGACGAGTGGGCCTACATCCTTAGGCACCACCGGCTGTCTTCAAGGAGGAAGTTTGTTACAGCCCCTGGAGCCCTAGAAAGCGGTCAGCTTGCTGGCCTTCTTGAGTCTGACGAGGACATGGACGTTGCTGAGTTACCGGCCAGTGTCGCCCGCATCCAAGACGCAATCATGCTGCTCCCAGAGGCCCCTCCACCCAGCACAACCCCGATGGTCATCCAGGGACTGGCCAAGCTCATGTACGAAATATCTGGAATTGATGTGTTCCAGCGAGGAGGCTCTAGTCGAAAGGGGACCACCGCCACTGAGGTGGCCATTGCATCAGCGGCTACTCGCGGTCGAGTTGGCATGCGCCTAGAGGCCACAGAGAACTTTGTTTCCTCAATCTCCAGAAAGATCCTGGCGATCATTCGTCAATACTGGGACGAGATCAGGTACATGAGGATTGATGGAGAAAACGGAGACGACGAGTTCATATCCTTCACCTCCTCCGACATCCAGGGCTTTTACGATGTAACCGTGCAAGCCGGATCTACCGTTCCCACAGACCCTGCAGAAGAACAACGAGCCTTTATGGGCCTACTACAAACCATTCAGGGGGTGTCAGCAACACTGGCCCCTCTCGTGCAGGCAGGAGCGATGCCTCCAGACTCAATCCAGAACTTTATGGACAAGGCCTTTACCGTGTGGAGACAGGACAAGCGTGCCCTTGCTGGACCGCTATCTCAGCTGCAAGGGGCAGCAATGGGAGCAGCGTCACCGCAAAGCGCTCCACAGGAGCCGCAAGAACAAGGGGTACAGGACATCGGAATGGGGGCAGACGGTCAGGCCCTGGCAGGGACTGGCCCCAGGGAGGTTGCACCCGGTAGCCCAGACGCCATAATCAACAGATTCCAAACTTAAGGGAGATGAGATGAGAATCTACAACATGCGGTGCACCCACGATCTCTGCGGAAGGGCCTTTGACTGGCACACGAAGTGGGGCTTGTATGAGGCCAGCAAAAGAGACAACTTCAAGGATGTCCGCTGTTGGCACTGCGGTCGCCTTGGAGCTACCAGAGCCTGGAATCACGCTGTTCCAGACCTGACGGTAAAAGGAACCTGGGGGAAGAACGCCAGCCCTGAGCTTCGTGGAAAAGACTACTACGGGAAGGGCGAGTACCAGTCCCAGGTGGCCTTGTCTGGATCAAAGGTTGTTGACAGTGGTCAAGACCGTGGGGTGCGAACACCAGTAGACCAGACCAGAGAGTCGGTAAGAGACGCTGCTAGAGAAAAGATCACAAGCCTTCTTATCGAGCGCGGAGAGATGCGCCTGAAGGACATTGTCAAAGAAAGCGGACTTAAGGATCACATCGTTCACGACGTTATCTACAAAGACCCAGGCAGAATCCACAAGGTTGGAAGAGGAACCTACGGCCTTACTGGCGTCTCCTCCCAGACAAGCGCCTCTTGAGCCTCGCTGCACTAGACTCGTAGTCGCTCCAGTCATCCTCACTCCACTGACGATGATCCATGGCCTTGCCCATGTCGATTTGGGTTGAGTTGATCCTGGTCATCCCGCCTGGGGTGTAATGAGAAACCGCAGTGGCAATCATTGCGGCAATACAAGCATCATCATTCTTGCCAGGGGGAGCCCCCATCTTGGCCTGAAGAGAGTCTATGCCGTCCTTGCTATAAAGAACGGTCCTTGTGTAGGCCTCCATCTCATCAAGGACCTGCTTTGACCTAATCTTGACATAATCCTCCTTGAGGGCCCTCTGCATAAGGCCAACCATTGCCGGTTTCGTCTTCCTTGTCGTGTCCCAACCAAGCATCACCGTAGGACCACCAATGGCGTCTGTTGTTACGCGCCTATAAAGATTCCAGTATCGAGACCTTTCCAACAAAGCAATGAGGCCAGCGCCCAACCCGGTAACCTCTGGTGCCAAAATAGCGTTGTTGTAATACATAGCCACTAGCAGGCAAATGGGTGCCAGCTCATCCAGCTCTATCTTTCCCCGCCACTCAGCAACCTGCTCCAGGGTGGCCAGGTCACAGACATAAATGTGGTCCCAGTCCCTACTCCCAGCGCCCTTACTAACATCTGCGCCAACAACATACTTGTCTCCAGAAACAGGCTTTTTCCAAATAGACATTCTTCCCTGGCCCGGAGACACTTCAACAACCTCTGGCTTGTAAGTGGAATAAATGCGCTCTCTACCACTTGGGTAGTTGGATACATCTTCAATCTCGTACCAACCGTGTTCTGGAGCAACATTCCCATCCGGCTTAACCGCCCCGGCAAACGGCAGGCATAGCTCGCACCAACACCCATGCTTTGTCTTTTGCCTCTGCATGGCGTTCTTCTCGAAAACGGGAGACCCGGAGGCGCTAAAAGCCTCTTCATCCGTACTTGGATATTCCTGGTGAAACCTTTCTACAGAGCCACCACACTTTGTCGAAATGGTTGCCCTTCTCCAGGAAAGGTTCTCAAGGGTTATCCACTCGCCAAACTTCTCAAGAAGAGTCCTCTCTTCCCCGTCTAAGGAAGCGACAAACTCATCCTCTGCAACAAGAAGAGGCTTTGAATAACCCTCAACCAAAAACCAAGGGGTGAAATATGCATACCAATCAGAATCAGCATCTCCTGGGTACTTATTCTTCAACTCCATCCATGGATAAGGCTCGTCCTGCCAAACCTTTGCGCTCAAATACATCGTATGGTGGAAGTCGCCAGACCCATTGCAAGTAGACTCTGAATAAGCAAATGTTCCTGGGCCATCAGGCATTGATTGCAGCGTTGCCAGGAAATACCGCTCTGGCTGCTTGTAGAAGGCGACCTCTGAGAAGTGCGCTAGCCGAGCGGTTGTTCCACGAGCGTCCTCTGCGCTCTTTGCTGTCATCACCGTAAGCCTGCTTCTAAGCCCAGCCGGTCCAGCCGGGGCCCTGAAGTCTAGCTCAGCCCTGTTGTTGTACTTAGTTAGGGGCTGAAGGCGCTCTGGCAGATTGTCATAAAACAGTTTGGCCTTTGTAAAGATGCTGTGAACAGAATGGTCTGCATGTGCAGCTATGAGGGCTACCTCGTCTCTCTTCGTGATGCACCTATGGAACATCCAGCCCTGAATATGTGTGCTACAGCCAGCCTGTCTTGCCTTGGCCTCCCAAACTCTGATGGGGACGTTAGCTTCCTCCATCTCATCAAGCATCTTCTGTCGAAGTAGCTGGCTTGTATTCAGTTCAAACGGAAGAAGCTCGCCGCTCTTAGTCTGTATGAAGAGGTGCTCCCCGGCAAAGGAAGTAAAGTCATCGTAGGAGCCTGAAGTCAGATCAATCTCTGCGACCTCTGCAAATGTTTGCTGCTGTTGTCTTCTTGCCATTCTTTCTTGCCTCCATCCTCCACCTTGGAAGGTCTCCCTTAAGCATTTTTATACTTTTCTCGTGAATCATTCTGCAGTGGTAACGGGTGCCTGCCTTCTTCCCCATGTAGACAGAGTATGCGCCGTCCACCTCCCTGACCCGATCAAAAAACTTGTGCGCCTGTATCCTGCCGACACCCATCATCTTCGCCGCAGGGCGACAGCCGTGGTACCCCTCTGCTGTGGCTAGCTTGAACGCCTTGTTTGGATCGGACTCACCGAAGAAGACCTTTGCCCCAGGTGGAATAGGTGGGCCAATTGTGTAGATCCCATCCGCAGCAAGCCATCTGTAAAGCCTGTCTTGTCGGTGGTACCGCTGCCGAAGCTCCCACTCATAGCGCTCGTAGTCGTTAGCGAACTCCGGTATCTGTCTCGGAGCGGCGATAGCGCTTCTTTTTGTTGTATCGCTTGACTGCTTCGATGTGCTTTTTCCGGCCCTCTTCGGTCTTTTGCCATTTAGAAGCCGATTCAGCGCAGCATCTTTTGCACCAGGAGTTGAGGCCATCACGCCTGCGCCTAGCAATGCCGAACTCTTCAAGCCCATGGACATGATCCCTTCCAAGGCGCTTGCACCTTGAACAAGACTTGCTCGTAATGCCTGGGTCTACGAACGGCGCACGAAGAGAGTCTTTTTTTGACAAGATGGAAACACATTCTTTACACCTTGCCTTTCTTCCATCTGAAGCCCTCTTGTCTTTATGGAAAAGGACTAGGGGAAGTACTTTTCGGCACCGAGTACAGGCCTTTCTAGAGGCCACTACTTCTTCCTATACAAGCCGTCTGGACAAACCCTAAGCAAGCTTTTTTGATGCCGAGTAAGCCTATACCATTGACCCTGAGTAACACCTGGCTCTGGGGTGGCAGGGGCCTCCTCCTTAAGGTCCTCCAAGACCTGGTCTTCGGCATTGGTTTTGAGTTCGTCAATCGCGCTGCCAATCGCAGAGATCAAAGAGCTTCTATGCTTGCCATCGATTTCGGCCTTAAGCACTGCCTCAAGCCCACTAAGGTCAAGCTCAGACAATCGAGACCTTGCCGCCTTTACAGTAAGTTCACTAGGATTAAACATTATGAATCTCCAATGGTTCTTCCGACACAGTAAACCAACCCAATAGGGGGAGCAAACACAGATGCCCGTCAAGAAGTGTAAGAGCAGCAGAAGGTCTGGACGAAAATATGGTTCTAGCGGTAAGTGCTATACGGGATCAGGGGCAAAGAAGAAGGCCTCGCGACAAGGCCGAGCTATCAAGGCGTCTCAATCGAAAAGAAAGAAATACTGATGAAAGACAAGAAGCACCTATCTGATGTTGTTGAGAGAGCCATGAAGGATGAGTCCCATGGCCCCTCTCCTTGGGCTCAGCAGAGCGGGGTAAAGATTGTGATCAACCTGGGTGGACCCCCTCCCATGCGACACCACGCACCCATGAAGCACAACCCTAAAAAGCTTGAACACAAGAAGCCCATGAAGATGAAGAAGCGTAAGCCCGGTGTCTCTGGGCCTATGGAGAGCGCCCTTAAGGAGATGTACTAGCCATGCCCGGTGGGTACGACGTAACTTCTAGAATGCCCTCTGGAATGGTTGGGGAGGCACTTCGTCGCCTTGGCAACGCAATGCCCTCCATGGGGAGGAGTGAAGTCGTTCCACCAGAGGGAGCTACTCTTCTTGAGCCGAGAGAGGATGACATCTCTGGGATACTTTTAGAGGCGGCTAAGCAGGGGGCACTGGGAAGCTCTTTAGCTCAAACAGCGGTTAACGCTCCTCGCCTTGTCCCCTTAAGGGCGGAAGAGCGGGCGGCGACCAGCCTGGCAGACGCCTGGAGAGAAGGAATACGAAGCGGCACCCTGCTTCCAAGCGAAGCCGCGCCCAGCCCCTATGACTACGGCCCCCCTAGCCCAGAGTTTCTAGAGAGGGCTGCTTATAGAAGGAGAATGGGTGAGAACTTCTCGGATGCGGCTCGAATCCAAAGAGGCTTTGGCGAAGCAATGTCCTCTCCAGTCAGTCCAGAGTGGAACTATATCGTTTCCGATGGGTACCGAACGCCCAGCGCAAGTCAGGCTGTCAGGGAGGTTCTGTGGGACGAAACCATCGGAGAGGGCCGCAGAGCGCGGGGGCTAGAAAGGGGCAAGGCTCTTCTAGAAAAGGCTAGGGCGGTAATGGCTCAAGAGGGTGCGGCAAAGGCTGCTATGAAGGCTGGGATCAAGGGACTTGGTCGCGGAGCTATCGTAGGTGCTGCACAGGGGGCGGCTGTGGCTCCTGCGGCAGCGTACCTTGGGCACGAGGCAGGCAGGCCAAGGTCTGGCGGCTACTTCACCCCACCAGAGGGGATAAGGGAGCGCTATCAAGACATACTGTCTACGGACGAGGCCGATCTTATCTCTGAAGCCATAGAGCGCCGAAAGATGAGAGAGCGGGCACTCCTTGAGGCTGATGCCATCGGGATGGCCGAATAGCTAGCCCGTGTATCTGTGAGTGCGTGCGAGGTAAAAAGCGGAAACTACGCAATCCTGCTTGAGGGCAGCAATGTCCGCGTAGACCAAAAGACTCACTCAATAAAAGACTGTCTTATAGACACCGGGTCGGTGATAAGGATCTACAGCAGGACGCCAACTGAGCAGGAAGCAGACCTCCTAGACCCAGGTAGGCCTGCGCCAGTGGAGACAAAAGAGATGCCAGAAGAAACCAAAGAGCTTGTAGAGACCGAGGAACCTCCAGCTGAGGAGGAAGTTTCAGAGCAAATCCTCGTCCCAAGCGAAATCGAGCAGGCGGTCGTAACAGCAAATGAATTGAGCGGTGACTACGGACCCATCCTGGCTGTGGTCATGGCTGGCATCGCTGTCATGGGCGGAAAGAAGGCCTGGAGCTTCTACAGCCAGAAGGCAGAGCAGCGGCACGAGATGGAAATGAAGAAGCTGGAGATGGAGCAGAAATCCAGCAACAGCGACGGGCAGTCTCCACCGGCATGTCAGGCGGTTCACGCCAAGCTAGAGGCAGAGGTCTCAGCAATGCAGAAGAAGGTGGGGCTTATGGAGAAGAGGCTTCTCGTCATGGATGACTTCGACCCAGAGGACCTTGAGCGCAAGGTGAAGAAGCTCACCAAGTCTGTGAAGTCGATTAGGGAAGAGTTGGAAGAGTGAGGCCCCTGGCCCTAGCCGCCCTACTCCTTGTCTTTGCTGAGCCTGTTCGCGCCGAATGCGTAATACCGCCCGGTCCCCCGTGCCTTCCATTTGACGACCCTCGCTGGGAGGACCCGTCTTGCACGGTCTCTGTCGGCTCTTGCTGGTACGTCCTTACCGAGACCGTTAACGAGCCTCTGATAACAAGGGCAACAGTGAGAATAACCCCTATTTGCGGCGATCCAGAGTCTGGCCCAGCCCTAAGAGAGGCTGCTTTTAAGGTCTTGTCTGGCCTAGACGCTTATGAGATCGAAGTTTCAATGACTACAGAGTATTGCTCTGATACCGGCTACGCTGACATAAAGATCGGCTAACTAAGGGTTCTTCTCGCATACTCAGCAATAAGCACCGCATCTGCCAGCCCATCGTGCGGCGTCGTTCTTTTCCCAGGGGTTAAGTCCATATCGGGGAAGAGACACCTTACAAGCTCAACGGCATCCACCTTGCCCTGATCCCTCTCTTTTGCAGACCGCTTTGGGAGAGATAGAGAGCGCTTCCACTGCTGAGGAGTTGGAACTACATACCTAATCCCAAGGGCAACCAATAAGGCGTCTAACCTCCCCCAATTAACCCCACAAGTAAGTGTGGATGTTGCTGACTGCCCTGGCCTTGTAGAGGCCCTCTCTAGGGCCGCGCAGGCCCCAGGGCTTTTTACCTCTAGTAGCCATGAGAGTATGCAAGAGGTGTCTAGCGGACCTTTTGACCCGTTAGTCCTTGGCATAATCATTTGACCAATCACAGAGCCTGTGTGGTCAATCGCCACAAGTCCCCCAGAAAGTCCTGGGTCAATGCCTATGAACACGCTCATCAAAACACCTCCAACCTAAACGGATAGCCCATAACCCTTTCATGCTCTTTGAGGAAGTAGGTCGATGAGGACCTAAGCCTCTCCTCTTTAGAAAGAGATGTGTAAAGCCTTTCGAACAAGGGGGTGTTTAGGTCTTCTGTGGAAAGCCCCGCTTCTGAAGCCCTTTTCCCCCACTTTGAAAACAGGTCCATCCACCCCCTGTGTGCGGCACGAATGGAAAGCCATGCCGAAACAAGCTTCACCCCACCGCCTTTCCCTTTCCTGGCCTGAAGCCTGGCACTCGCGTAAAGCCTATCCGCCCACATAGACCACTCTTCTTCGGACAGCGTGTATGCCTCAGACCTTCTTGGTGCCCCTCTTCTGTATGAAAGGATCGCGATAAGATCGTCCCTTGTGTCCATTACCTAGCCCCTTCAAACCAGCCTCGCCCAGGCTCCCATTTACACATAGCTGTTCCCATGGGGCCATTTCTCTGGGCCCTGACAATCACCTCTGCGTCGGATGCAGGGTCGTGGTCTTCATTGTAAACAACGTGCCTATAGACAAAGACCACCGCATCGGCGTCTTGCTCAATCTGTCCTGAGTCTCTCAGGTCAGAGAGTATTGGCCGCTTGTTCTCCCTGAACTCGCAGCTTCTGTTTAGCTGAGCGACCACGAATATAGGTATATCAAGCTCCATGGAGAGCCTCTTAAAGGCGCTGGATGCTTCTGCCACTTGTCGCTCTCTGCTTGTAGACTGGGGCAGCTTGAGCAGCTGGAGGTAGTCAACGGCTGCAGCGCATATGCCGAGCCTCTTCTTTTGCACACGAATAGACATTAGTGCAGCGCCAAGACTCTTTGGCTTGTCATCGAAATAGGTCTGTACCCCCTCCCACTTGCTCAGGATGTCTCCAGAGACCCTGCTTACATCCTCTGCCGTGTTTCCCAGTCGAGCATCTGAGGATGCTATTCGCTCTCCTATCTGCATCTCGTTCATTTCTGCAGAGACGAACAGGGTTGGCTTCTCCTGAAGCCTTGAGATGCTGCTGAGCAGGGAGATCATCAAATGGGTCTTCCCCATTTTCGGCCTACCACCCACAACAATCATCTGCCCAGGGCGTATCTGAAGGATTCTGTCCAGAGACGGCATTCCGGTTTGCACTAGCGTGTTGCTTCGCAGACCTAGTCTCTGTGCCTCAAGGTCTTCCAGGTAATCCTTGGTTATGTCATGCGCTGTTCTCGGCTCAGAGCGGCCCTCAGGAGTCCATGTTGTGGCACTAGATATGGAAGACGACAGCTTGAGTATTTCCGAAAACGGAAGCCTGTCCTCCTCACAGGCGAGGATGTTTCTACAGCTATCAACAATGTACTGTCTCCTGGCCTCCTGGATAACAGAGGAGACATAGGTTTCTATGTTGTTCCTATTGGCGTTCGCCGCGTCTACGGTCTTGATGTAATACTCAAGATCTTCCCACAGGCTAAACGGCTTGGAGGAGCCAACATTTCCCTCCATTCGATCATAGATAGTGGCCCTGTCGGGGCCGATCCCAGCCTTCCTCTCTCTTACAAACAAAGCCCATGTGATTCTGTTGTGTGGGTCTGCAAAATGATCCTTCTTAAGTCCCAGGCTTTCCGCCTCATCAACGCAAACAGGGTGCCTAAGACAGACCGAAAGAATCGCCCTCTCTGACTCACGAATCATCACTGCCCCCCCTTTGAACAAGAGAGACGGACGGCGAACCGTTGTGCCAGGGGTAAAAGGTGACAATCGCCGCCCCCTTTGGACAGGGGCCTGTGTGACCGTCGTCACGAATAAAGTGCAGCCTTCCCGTGATCAACTGAACCGAACCAGCCTTCCACACCCAGTCTCGCCACCACCTCGTATCCGTAGACGCAGGAAGTAAGCAACAAACAACAAGACGGTGCTTCCTAGACTGCTCGTAAGCCCTCCTAACAAACTTGCCCACATCCTTGCCCCAAGGCGGATTCATCCACACAGCCATGTTAGGCAGGTAACCGTCCATAAAATCGGTCCACTCAACAGAAAGGGCGTCGTCATCCTCCCCTATCCACATATCAACCTTGGCGTTGCGCCCACTGGCACAAACATCAAGTTGAAATGCAAACCTCATGTCAAGATCGTCAAAAAGCCACTCAGGAGTAGACCACTCAACACTTCTACTGCTGAACAACTGCTGCTTGTTCCAAGGAGACGGGCTCATGGTGCCTCCCCGCGAACCTTGATCACCTCTTCAGCGGAAGAAGGAGGCATCACACCGAAATACTGGCAAAAGGAAGATATAGAGTCCTTCGTTAAACCACCCCGCCTCGCACACCACCTGTCCAACAGGTAGTCAGGACTCTTGTTGTTCTTACGCAACCACCGAGCAGCCTCCAAAAGAACTACCTGACCACCACCGCTATCAAAGCTCTCCTGAGAACGAGACCACCAGTTCCTCAGAAAAGCACGAATGTCCTTCTTCGACCTAGAGGGACGCTCCGCCTCCCACAACAAAGCCTTGCGAGCCTCGTTAACCAGATTCACATCAGGAAAAGCAAGCACCGCCTTGCTACACCAACCCATCAAACTATCGGTCTTCCCAAGACGACCAGGAAAGGCCTCTATTAAAAAATCATGCAGCTCCGTATCCCTGAACACAAACGCCTCCACACACCCAAAAGGGCAACAGAAATAACAACAGCGTCATTGACGCCCCTACAAACACCCGCCGTCAAGCCACCCAGCCCCAGCCTCCCCAGGGAGCTACCCTGAGGAGGACTGTTGAGGGGCGTTGGCTCTAGAGGAGAGCGAACTGAAAAAATCCTAATCCAGTCCCGCCATCACAGTCAAGCTACAATTCGTCACTTTCTACAAACACAGGAGTACCCTCCCCAAGCCAGCTCCCAGAGATGTTGAAGTAAAACCAGTCCTGAGCGTCCTCAGCCCCACAACCCAACCACTCCATGATGGCCGCAACACAAAGGCCCGACTCGTACACCGCAACCTCAACCCCACCAACACGGTCCCAATGGTCCGCAGGAGTCCGCGTCGTGCCCACCACGGCCTTATCGAAGTGCTCGCGGGGCTCCACAAGCAAAGCCTCGTCAGAAAGCCTCTCCGCCCACTCTGGGGACTCCAAAACATCTCCCATATTCACCTCCTATAACCCGGTTGACAGATCTTAAATACACAGCTACCCTATCCGTAGGTAAGCAGGAAGGGATTAACTAAGTATACTTAGTACTCTAGGTACCTACTAGACATAGAACATAGAAACAACGTTTCTACTAACTAGGTACTTAGTTACCTAGTTATCTAGATACTTAGTTACCTAGGTACCTAGTTACCTAGTTACTTAGGCATAGAACAAAGAAACAAAGTTTCTTCTACTTAGCCTACTAGCCTACTAGCCTACTAGGCCTCAGCTGTACCCTCTTCTCCAACCAGGCAGACATAGTCCAGGGCTTCTGCCTCTACCACCCCGTCCAGGACACCCTCCGGGTCCCGCCTAACCGCGTCTATGAGCCTATTAAAAGCATCCTCGGCGTCATTCCCAAACATAACCGCCGTCAAAATAAACCTATATCCCTTGATGCCCTTTTCTGAACCCCTCATCTGCATAAGCCTCCACCAGGAAATCCCTTTCCCTTCGGAGTCTACAGATTTCAGCGTCACGCTCATCAAGAAGGTCAAACAGCGCGGGGATAAGGCCTAGTGCTTCCAGGGGAGCCTTGCCCTCCCAGCGCCTCATCAGTTCATCTCTAAACGACCTGAGTCCAAGCTTCAAAGACATAGATAACCTCCATGCCTTGGCAGCATAACACATGACATAATCAATGCTAGCCAAACCCGCTAGCGCGCTGTCTTATGTGAAGGGCGTACATGGCCTGTATGTTGAGAGACATGCGTAGTTGATATAAATATATATAGCTCCTCGAAGGGGGGGTGGGGGGTGGGTTAGGCGTTCGCACACCCCCATTTCAACG